AAGAACCTGGGTTAGAAAATGTAACGCTTGTTAACGCGCCGCAACCGCGAAATAAGTCTTCAGGTATTGTAGTGATAGGTCCTAATATTGAAGCGCTCATCATTCCATTACAAAAAAATGATCTAATACCTACACTTGTAACTGAACTAGGTAATGTAAGGGATCTTAAATAATATGAATATGAAAATGCTTCATTACCAATTGTTATAGAGCCAGTACCTGATATAATTAAATTAATGCAAAGTGTGCTAAAAAATGCATTATTGCTAATAACTAATGGAACATTATTATTTATAGTAATTTTATAAGAACTGGTATTAGAAAAAGCTCCGTAACTAATACTAGTTGTGCCTGATGGTATATACACTTCTTTAATTTTTGTACGTCCAAATGAGTTCTCTCCAATAGATTTTAAACTACTATCATTTGGAATAGAAATTTCAGATAAATTAATACAATTATAAAAAGCATAATCATTAATTACCTTTACAGAGCTAGGAATAATTACTTCTGTTAAATTATTACATCCATAAAATGCATACATACCAATATAAGTTACAGTTTCTGGTATTGTAACACTAGTTATACTCTGGTTTCCATAAAAAGCTTGGTCACCAATCGCAACAGTTTTCCAATCTGTTCTAGTTTCATAATAATCTGTGAATATACCAGGTACAACTAAAATACCATTAACTGGAGCGTCATTATTATAATCAAGAAACCTATTTTCACTAGTTAAAATAACATTTCCACTTGCGTCTCCATCCATGAAATAAATACCCTCTGGATCAATTACACTATCCAATAAGTATTTGTAATATTCAACACCAGTAGTGAAATAAATAAGTTCTACATCTTCATTCGTACTTTCCATAGTCCAATCTCCTCCATACTTTATATTACCAGTTTTATTATCGGATGCTCCTACTACGACACTCGTGTTTTCTCTCAATAAATTATAATATTCAACCCATTTTGGATTGTTAAGTGTTTCACATGCCAAAAAGTCTACATTTTTAACATCAAAATCCTTAATTATTTTTATTAATAATTCCACATTTTCGCTGTATGGTTCAGTTTCTTCATTTAAGAAAAAAGGTTTTAAGTCTAAAAATCCTTTTAGGGAATTTTTAGATGATTTAAACATTAATCCAATTCTATCAATAGTTGTAAATTTTAATTTCAAAATATCAAGCAACTCTTTTTTAGAAGATCGTTCCGAATAAACGATTGGAAATGTATTTTCATTTACAGAATTTACTATTTCTTGATAATCGGTAAGGTCGCTTGAAATAAGCAAAATGTTAACAATATTATCTCCAGAAATTTCAGGGTGTATAAATGGGATAACATTATCATTTTTATAAATAATATCTAGTAAAACATTTTTAGATAAATCAAATAATTTTGGTGGTTCATACAACTCAAAAGAGGTTGATGGGGAGGTGAGTTCTAATTGACTCTCTTCTTCAGAAGGCTCTAAAGGCGGGGTGGTTTCCCGAAATTCTAAATTATCACCCATTATAATAATTATCAATATTTTATTTATAACTAATAATTATTTCTTAAAGAATTTAGTTAGCGCTTGATTTCCAGACTTCTGATTATTTGTATCTCGTAAGAACTCATCAAATAATAATGCCTTAACCTCCTTATTTTTAATCGCTTCTAATTTATCATCAAACTTTTCAGGTAATGTTGTCTTTTGGATTGCTTCAACTTCCATCTTAAATCTAATAATTTTTGATTTTTTATTTTGCATTTCCCACATTTTTTCTAATACAAGAGCAAAAACCTGTTGAACCGGTTTCATAATTTGATTTGTAATATAAAATGAATAATCTATCTTCAATCCATTTTCTTTGATAAAAGCAGGAGTTTCAATTTTTTCCCCCTGTAATGCCTTTTTATTTGGATGATGAATGTATACAAATGGTATTCTATCCCCAGAATTAGGTTTATTACCAGGATCTCTAGATGTAATTCTATCTGCTAAAACTTTATGTGCGATCTGTTGCGGATTTTTATACCCAGATCGCAAAGATTTAGTTATAATAAGTTTGTCAATAGGATATTTTTCGTCTACAATATTTCTTAAACATGACTTTAAAAAGTCAACAGCTTGCTTGATGTCTTTTTTTTTCATTAAGATATCAATTATACCACCATAAATATCTTTCACGATTGGTGCGTTATCTCTACGTTTAAGAACGATACCCATTTCTTTTCGTTTGCATTTTTCAGGATCATGTTCGTAAAGCATTCCAACGTAACGTTTTTTTGAAAGCAAACAGAAAGGCATAAATGTTTTTTCATATTCTAAATCGTGGGGGTTTTTCAAGAAACTAGACGCTAGATGGCCAGCCTCTTGCGCCAATTCAATAGTAATTTCAAGCGCATCTTTTCCGCGAATAGGGACACCTTCTGGTGTATGCAAATTAAATGTAAAGAACACACTATCGGTGTCACCGTATATGTACTCTGCTTTTGTTAGAACAGTTCCATGTTTGCTTGTATTACAAATTCGGTTTCCATATGTTTTTTCTATAATTTTTTTGGCATATGTTAATAACAACCGCCCAATAGCAGTTGTTGATGCTGCAATATCTTTTTCATAAAATGTACTAGTTCTAGCACCACATTGACCATAAAGAGAATTTGCAGTTATTTTATAAGCCAATTGGCGTTTATCAAGAACTTGTTTCATATATTCTTCTGTTTGCTGAGGAATTAATTTTCTAGTAGTTTTTCTTGCATGTAAAAGCTCGTCCAAAATAGATGGCATAATAGCTCGCGAGCCATTAGGAAACTGTGCAAATCTGCAAATTTTATACCCAGACTTAATTTTTTCTGCAGCAGAAGATGGAGACTTTCTAACATATCTAAATGTGTCATATGTCACATCTACGTAATCATAACCTTCTAAATTATCATGAACAAAATTACCAGATTCATCCATTTCTCCTACAACTGTAATCATGTCTCCCTTTAAATTATATTCTTTAGTCCAAACTTTACTATCATGTGATAAATTTTCACTCATCATAGATGATGGATATAGAGATGCATAATCTACGCACGCAACGGGATTATCAAGATATAAATCACATTTTGGTTCTAATACAATTGCACCTTCATAACCTTCATCACTTTCCTGTTTATCAAGAACAGGCATTAATGTTCTCTTTTCTCTGCATTTTTTAGCAACATAACTAGTAAGTTTTATTCCCTGACCTCGCAATACTAGAAAACTGATTGGCACGCTGCAAATTTTAGACATTTCAATAAATCCGGTTAAAACATCAACTTTATTCATAAGGTAATGAACTAGATTACAATCCTGAATACAGTATTTCGCGATAATTGCTCTATCATCTGCAGACCCGTTTGTCATTCTAAAAATGTCTTTAGGCGTCACATCATCCTTTGCTAAACACCATCTTATTTTTTTACTCATGTCTGGAGCTATTTTACCAGAAACAATAAATGTTTTTTCTTCTTTGTTTACAGATAAAACTGAAAATTTAGCACCATCACAATAGTAATCTGTTGAATGACCGATTTCCTCAAAATGAACAAAACTTCCTTCTAGTAATCCAGTTAAATTTCCACTATAAACTATTGTTTTTTCATCCGAATTGCTACAACTACAATTTAAATCTAGTTTTTTTACATAATCCCCAATAAAATGACCGGCAACATAATCCAATTTATAAGACGTCAAATTTTCTTCACGGCGAAAATAATTATATAAATCAATCTGAATTCGCCCATTCATTTTAATGTATTTTAATTCATGTTGACCGCTTGCAATTTGAATGCTAGTTTCTTCTAATTTATACTTTCCAGTAAATGGATCTACTCCGCAAATCTCATTTTTATTTTTTGAAAGCTTCAAAAATTCTGCGATGCAACCATTTTCTACTGCGCGATTAAACATAAATGCATAATCAAAACCAAATATATTGTATCCAATAATAATGTCTGGGTTTTCTCTTTGAATTAATTCTGTCCAAGCCATGAGAACTTGTTGTTCAGTTGAATAAGATTCAATCTCACAATTATCAACTGGAACATTACCACACGTATTAAGAACAATACAGTGATTTAAATAAGGTTCTTTATCTCCAGATTTTACAAATGTAGACCCAATAAAAGTTACTTTGTCTCCTTCAAGTGATGGGAAATTATTATCTCTACTCTTGTCCGATAAAGATTTATTAAGTTCATTCAACTTTTCTTCCCTTGAAAGAGATTTATCACATAAAACATCAGTAATTGTATAATTTTTTATAGAATTATGATTCGCTTTTTTCTTATATGAATTTAATGATTCATCTCCATAATCATCATCGTCATCATTATTCATACGCTCAAATAAACTTTCAATAGTCATTTGATTTTCAACATCTTTAGATTTATCACTATCTATTTTTGCAGATAGCCATGATTCTATCATTTTAACAACCTCTTCCTTAGACTTTGGTAGTTGATCCGCTTTTGGATAAACTAAGTCTATATTTGACATTTCTCCAACAGATAAATAACCAAACGCTTTTAAGACGATTTTCCTCAAGTTTGACTCTATTTCTTCTTTTGTAAAATCCGTATTTTTCTCAATTAGTTCAATAATATTTGTTGCTAGTTTCTTGTAAGATTTTACGGGAACTGGAAAATCACCATGACTACTGCTAGCCTCAATATCAAAACTACATATCTTATATGGCACTCTCGTCTCCTTTTCATTCAACGGTTGAATATATTTTTGTTCAACGATTAATTCATATTGGCAATTTGTTTGTTTATTTACACTAATTTCAATTGTCTTTTTCCTTGGTAATGAAACCCATCCGGATGGACTAATATCTTTTATATGGAAAAAGCGCAATAAAGGAGGAATGTTTGCTTCATAAAGATAATTTTGTGTACCAGCGTAAACAATACCACACTCATTTAGTTTATGTTCTGAATTATACCACAAATTTTTGGCTTTATTAAATGCTTGCAAATTTGTAAATTGAAACATTATAAACTTATGTTCTTTTCCTCCATCAAAACCATAGAGTTTTTTGCGTTTTATAATTTTACATTCACTTATAGAATTTTCATAATATTTACCCATTTTTTTTGTTATGAATTGTAAAAACTGATTTTTTGTATATTGTGTCCAATCATCGCTAACTTTTACATAAAAGAATGGTTTAAAATCCTCCACTAAAATTGAAGCGGATTCACCAAGTTCATTTATACCAAACATTTGAATAACGAATTTATTATTATCAATTTTAGAAACACTATCTTCATCGCTAGCAGAGTTATCTTCTTTAGAATCGTCTTTTTTGTTATAAACATTAAAATCATATAGTCTGAAAACGTGGTCCATTTTATTCTTTTATTAACATTATAATTCATGCAATTTCTAAGTTCAATTTTTTATACATTTACACATTTTATGATAAATTTGATATTAATTATGCCAAACGATGTTTTTTGTATATTTTCTTACTAGCACAATAAATTTATAGTTACTTATAATAATAATAGTAAAAATAGCTATGTCCCCCGAGACCTAAAAAATCATAATTTTAACTGATCGTAAGAAGAAGATTTATTCCTAAAAATAAATCTCATTAGCACAGCATATGTGGAATGAGATTTATAAGTTTGCTAAAAAGAAGGTTTTAAGGAGGGATAGTAGGGTTCCCTACTAAAAATAATTACAATAGTAACAATAATATAGTGTAAACATAATATATAGAAATGTCGGTTGGACCTCTTATATTAGTATTTGACACAGAAACCACAGGATTGCCTATAGGAGAAGATAGTGTTAATGAAGAGTCTACTTTAGAAAACTGGCCTAAAATTGTTCAATTATCATACATTTTATACAATCCTACAACTATGGAAATTATTTCACAAAGTGAAGAGGGGAATGATATTATACGTTTAAAACCAGATCAATATCCAATTCCAAAGGAATCTAGTGAGGTTCACGGAATAACAGATGAAATATCTATGTCTCAAGGCAGACCGATTGAAGTTGCTATTGGTGAATTCATAGATGCTTTTAATAAAAGTAATTCATTAGTAGCACATAACATACAATATGATATAAACGTAGTATGTGCAGAATTGTTGAGATTAATTCGTTCTACAAATATTGATGAAACTAAAAAAAACGATTATAATGGGGTTTACAAAAAATTAAAAGGTCTTGACCCAGATTTTGCTCCTGAAATTATTGACACATTAGTATTAGCAAAAAAACCATGTAACGTTTGGCCATATAAATATTCAAGAGACAGTAATAAAAATGTAATTATTGACAAAATAACTGCAGAAGACGGAAATATATACGATGTTAAAAGAAAAGAGTACTTTGAGAGAGCATATTCTCCAAAAGGTCCAAATTTAGAAGAGGCGCATATTGCTTTATTTAATGAACAACCGAATGGACGATTACATAGTGCTCTTGTTGATGTTGCAGCTTGTTTACGCGTTTATATGAAAATAGACCCACTTTATAATACAGATATATGCTCTCCTAAAAATAGCACTCCAAGTAACATAGAAATATGTAGAATAATTAACCCTGGACCACCGTTGCAACATAAAATACCCAAATTACTACAATCTAAACCCCAAACTCATTTTAAACGAAAAGGTGGAAAAACAAAAACAAAAACTAGAAAAACAAAAACTATAAAAACTGGAAAACGTAATACACATAGGAAGAAGTAATTTTACACCTATGAAATATTTTAAGTTTTACAAGATATTAGCAAAAATATAAATCTCATTACATTTTTGCTAATAAAAAATTAAATATCAGGATCAGACATAATAAACCTTTTTGGGAATTATGTTATTTATTATTTATTTCTACGTTTTGTTTTTCCTTTATTACCATGTTTGGATTTTTGTTTATTTCTACGTTTTGTTTTTTCTTTATTTCTACGTTTGATTTTACGTTTATTTTTGTTTAACTTGCCTCCATAACTTCCATCGTTTTTTCTTTCAATTTCCATTGCAGAAGAAATATTAAGGTTAGATAATTCATCGGTTAATTCAGTAGGAACATAATAAAAATTCCCAAAAGTCCCAGGGGTTATTTTAAAATCAACATTTCTCCAATAATGTGAAACCGTACATGTATAAACAACTATATTTATAGGTACATTACTATAAGGAGTATTACTATGATATCGTTCAATATATGTAATATATGTAGAAAGCTTGTGATCTAATTCTACTAGAGGAAGTTCAGAAATGTGTGTAAGATCTTGAATCATCGTAAGAGGTACAATATGTTCGCCACCTTCCTTATAACAAGCGTAAACTGCAAAAGGCAACCAACCAATCTTAGCTGGTGGCAAAGAAGAAAAAAATATATCACGTGCTAAATTTGATGTTTCTCTTACAACTGTTGGCTGAAAATTCCCTTCACACACATCATTAATGTCTGTTGGTGTTGTCCAAAGCATGGTTCCTGTAGGTTCTCCTCGTTTTGTAATAGCACCTGGTGCATATGGATCAGAAGCATAACTAATAGTTATTACATTTCCATTCAAACCGCGTGGAACAACAAATTCAGTTCCACTTTGTCCCCCGTGACAATTTATAATATAAGTAAACTGTTCTGTTTTTAAAGGAACATCGTTGTTTTTCATGGAAAAATCTGTTTTATAGTCTTCTTCGTCATCTGAATCATATTTATTTTTAATATTTTGTCTTAAACTCCAATTTTTACCTATCATATAATATAGACATATTAAATTATCAAAATAAATATATATAATATAAGTGTGAAAAACTGGCATTCATTTTTTGATAATACATCTCTTTACACCGACCAAAATGTGTATGTAATTTTCACTTAATGTCCACTAAATTATTCTTTGCAACTTTTTTATTATTACAGTTTTTATTATTTAATGTTTTTGTTTCAAAGTTTTTCTCCCATATTTACAATATTGTTTTTGAGAGAACCCCTTTGGTTCCCTACAATTAATGCTTTTTTTATATTTTAAAGACCACTTACCTCCTCGGACGCGCCTTCTAGATTTTTTCCCACCATATTGTTTTTTTACTTTAGATTCAATCCACTCAATAAATGATTCAGCACTTCTATTTTTATTATTTATGATTGAATCTTCATATTCTTCAATTGCGTTCCCTTTAACACAACGTAAACATGGATAACCCATCGGCTCGTTACCAATTCCACGTAACCTTTCAAATAATTTTTGGTTAATACTTGCAACAATAATATCAGCATTATTTATTTTTCTATCTTTCTTTAATAATTTTTGCATCTTCTTCCATTGAGGTTTAGTTTCGTTGCATGGGCCACATCCGTCCATAAATAAAAATAAAAAAATGTGCTTTTCAGAATCAACCGCATCATTAAAATCTTTAATAAAATCTTCATAACCATTTATATTTGGATCTATTTCAATAATTTTAATATTTCTACTCATATAAGTTAACAAAAGAAAAAAATAAAAAATAAAAAACTTTTATAGTAGTTTTGATTTTTCTATTTTTCTATTTTGCTATTTTGCTATTTTACTATAATAATTCAATTATATTTATTTTATAATTTTATCGCTATTTAATATATATTAAATGAATATACCAATACTAATATTATTAATTGTTGCTTTTTTAGCAGGATTATATTATTACGCAACAAATGATCCAATTAAATTAACAGAAGGTTTAACAAATATGAAAAATCCTAGATGTCCAAATATACTCGTCCAAAAAAATAACAAATTTTTTTTATATAACTCAAAAATTGCTAAGGTACCAGGTGTAAATCCCATACAATTTGATAATTTAGAAGAATATACTGATTTCTTAGATTGGCAGCGAAGTCAAGGAATAAGATGCCCTGTATTATTTTTACAACATACATATGATGTGCAAGGTAATTCCGTGTATAAAATTAGACCTAGTCCAACAGATTTACATGGAGGGTTGCCTCCGGCTCTAACAAATAAACCAGTTTCACAAACCAATCAATCAGTTCAACAAAATAAAAATACGCAAACTAATAAATCAACCACCCAAGAAATTCCAAAAGATAAAATTGTAACAAAAAATCTTACAGGTCCAAATCCCACATTATTAATAGATGCTACACGAAATGATCATCCGTATAACAATAACTCCGTTCCAGGATTTGACCAAACTGATTTTTATCAAGGAACAACTACTCCATTAGATCAAATGAATCAAGAACAAGAGAATATGTTATATAGTCCAGATCCTATGGACCCAAATTGGGGTGGACAAAAATATACACAATCTCTAGTTGATTCTGGTTATTATGCAGGAAATGAAGTAAGTATACGAGTTTAAGGGTGTAATAGTTTTCTGCGTTAAAAATAAAAATAAAAATAAAGCTATCTCCACCGATCATCAGAAGCCTGTAGGTTTCCAAATCCCAACAATCTCAATTTTTACACATAATAAGATTAGATTATTTATTCATAAAGAATAAATCTCATTAGCATATGTGGAATGAGATTTATAAATTTTCTAAAAGAATGTTTTAAGGAGGGGTCTTAGCCAAGCAAAATGGTGTGGAAATCCTTCAGATTCTGATGACCTGGGTTCCCTACTATATAAATAATACTTTATTTTTGCTAATACTAAAAAATCAATAGGGAACATGAATTCGCTATCAAAGTATTATAAATTTATACAGAATCAATATATTTCATTACGTTATTTAACGATGCTTTTGTCATATTTAGTTCATTTAAAATTTTAATATTCTCAATATTATCACTTGCATTATCAGCATTTACATTTATAGATAAGGTTGTTTTTAACATTAATGCATTTATATAATCGTCCATATGTAAGACAATATTTTCATAATTTTTTTTGTAATCTTTATTATTCAATAACAATACATCGTTTTGTAATTTTGTAGCTTTATTTTGGAGAGCACTTGAATAATTGCCTGAGGATGCACCAATACCACTTGATGACAAGTCATCGGTTGGATTTGTTAAACCCTCCATAACGTTAATATGCAGTTTTAAAGATTTTGTTGCTAAAAATATTAAAAAACCAATAATAACAACTATACCTACAATTTTAATAAAATCTTCAGTCATTTCTAATAATATAATATACTATTAGAAAACAATAACCAGAAAATTACATTATTTTTGTAGATACTTAATAATATTTGCAATAACAGTCTTATTTATCTTGCGAGTTTGCCCTTTTGTATTTATATAACTAATATCATGCAAACATTTTTCATTTTCATTTATTTTTGCAATTAAATTATGAATTGTTTTATATTCTTTCATAATTGCCACCGCGCTTGTAGAACTAATTCCTGGTATTTGACATAACATAATCTCACCAATATTTTCTGGTGTTATATTTTCTTTTTTAACCTTTTTGATAACACCACAATAACTAGTGTTACTGCTAGAAGTTTGTTGATTGTCAATTCCATCTTCATCTAAATTTGAAACCGAACTTGCATTTGTAATTGCAGGTATATTTGAATAAAATGCATTTTTATCTGGAGATTTGTTTAATTTATATGCCAAATTGCATATAATTAAGGCAGACTCCTCAATATTCATGCTTCGTAAAACAGAAAATCCTTTGTAATAATTTAATGAAAACATCGCAGAATATAAACTTGTTTTATCTATGCGATCTTTGAATGAATTTGTTGCATTTAATCTATTCATATCTCCTTCAATTAAATAATAAATATTGTGATTGTGATGAGATAATCCATTTAATCTATATGATTGTTCTTCATAACGACCATCTTTAATACTACATGCCAAATCCCCTAAACTTTTTCTCTCTATAATTATTTTATCGTATTCAGCGTTATTATCACTCAATATTACATCACCAATTGGTAATGGTTCAACAATTACATGTAGTCCATTATACATAGGACCAGTTTCAATAAAATGCTTACACAATCTTATTAGTTCTAGTTCGCGAGTATCAATCCTTATTTTCATTTAATAACTTACTTAGTAATTAGTTATTAAATTATTTTTGTTAAATATAATTATTATTGTTTTACAATAATAATATTTTTAACCCAATCTACCAGAGTGTGTTACAGCATAACCGTTTCTATTGTATTGAACTGGGTTTCTAGTAGTATTACGAATAGCAAAAATCACTGAATTGTTGCAGCAACCTTGAGGAGCTCTGTTTAAATAATTACCCATATTTCCGCGTGTCCAGGTTGGACCATATTGAACAGTGCCAGCCTTTTTAACACCGCCAACAGAGCCACCGCTTTGTAATGTTCTGTTAGAAATAACGTCGACGTAACGTCCTCTTCCAAACTGTGATACCATGCCAACCATTTATATATAACCTAAATAAAATAATTTTTTATTTTTTTTGATGGGATAATAATTATATCCAAAAGATTTAAACACAAATCATTTTATTTATATAAATGGATGATAAAGCGAATGAAAAAAACGTGTTACATGATGATGATATCATTAAAAGTGAAGATGGATTGGTGTTTAACCCATACAATCCCCTAAATGTGGAGATTACATTGAACGAAGTTCAATCTATTCTCACTAAATATGGAGTTCCTGGAATAGTAAAGAATGTTGAATTGTATAAAAGAGCATTTGTACATCGTTCGTACACTAAACGTCCGCAATTGGAAAATATGACACAAAATATAACAATAGTTGAACGCCCGTCTGATTGTATGCCTTTAAAAACAAAATCAAATGAACGACTTGAATTTTTAGGTGATGGTATTTTGGAATTGGTAACAAAATATTATTTGTATCGTAGGTTTCCTAAAGAAAACGAAGGATTTATGACAGAAAAAAAAATAGCAATTGTAAAAAATGAAGCGATTGGAAAAATTGCTATGGAAATGCATCTTAATAAATGGCTTATTTTGTCAAAACATGCCGAAGAAAAAAAAATAAGAACAAATTTAAAAAAATTAGGGTGTTTGTTTGAGTCTTTTTTAGGGGCTATTTTTTTAGATTTTAATAAAATTAACGTTAAAGATGAAGAAGGATGGTTTCAAAATGTTTTTGTTACTGGTCCTGGGTTTCAAATTGCACAAAAATTCGTAGAAAATATTTTTGAAAAACATATAGACTGGATTGCATTAATTCAAAATGATGATAATTATAAAAACATATTGCAAGTTAAAATTCAAAAAGAATTTAAGGTTACACCACATTATTTAGAAATTGAACACGATTTAGAAAATGGATATAAAATGGGTGTATTTTTATGTATTGGACAAGCTGTTCATAATTTTAAACCAAGTGATGCAATTCATATTGACACACTCAGAACATTCCAATCTATAAATGATTACATTCAACAACATGAAAAAATTTTTGTATATTTGGGTGAAGGCCAACATAAAATTAAAAGAAAGGCAGAACAAATCGCATGTAATGAAGCGTTGCAGAAAATAAACTGTTATTCTGTGTAAATTATTATATTATTAATCTATAATTAATATATAATTACAAAAATGAATCCTTTAGAGTTACTAAAAGAAAAATTAAGAGTTAAACCAATTATAGAAGAGAAGCAAAAGGTTTCTGTGGCTATTCCTATAGCAAACGCTCCCGAAACAGTTGAAATTAGTAAAATTAAAATAATTGATGAGCGTGACAAAGAAACCAATTTTAGTAGAAAAGAACTATTAGAACGATTGAAAGAAAATAAAATTACTGCTGTTTCAATTAAACCAACATTAAAATCTGAAATTCCCTTTGAAAAAGCTATTATAACTGAAAAGAAAAAACCAAAAAAATTGCAAAAGAAGGTAATATTGAAAATAGAAGAAGATGACTATAATTTAGAAAATGAAAAACGTCAAGAAAACCAGTTGGATTATGAGAAAAAAACATTAAAAGATGAAAAAGAAGCAAAAATAGAGGAAAATAAAGGGGAACTAGATGAGGAGGAAAGAAAAATGGAAGAAAGAGAGAGAGAAAAAGAAAAAGAGAAAGAAGAACCTAAAAAACGCCGCACAAAACGTCCTATAAAAGGAGTATCATTAATACCACCAGAAGAATGGGTTGATATTGATAAAATAGAAACAATTGCACGTCTTCCTCCAAAGAAGCCTCATGTAAATATCAAGGTATCTAGTTATTTTATGAACAATAGAGAGAAATTTGTAAATTTTATAAATTCATTATTTGGTTCATATCGTGATGAAGTAATGGGAGACGCGTCTTTAATTTCTTGTGATGATATAGGAAACTCATCCTCTGGAGAATTTTCTACATTAAGTCATCAAAAACTTGTCCGAGATTATTTAAATTTATATACGCCTTATCGTGGGTTATTACTTTATCATGGTCTTGGTAGTGGTAAAACTTGCACTTCTATCGCAATTGCTGAAGGTTTTAAGAGTAAAAAGAAAATAATTATAATGACACCTGCTTCTTTGCGCCGAAATTATATAGAAGAATTAAAAAAATGTGGAGATTCAATTTATAAAAAGAATCAATATTGGCAATGGATATCAACGAGAGAAAACCCAGAAGCAATTGAAACCTTATCAAGTGTATTAAATTTATCTGTTGAATATATTAATAAAAAAAAGGGGGCATGGTTAGTTAATACTACAAAACCAAGTAATTATGATACTTTGGAACCATCCGAAATAACAAGTTTAGACGACCAAATAGATGAAATGATCCAATACAAGTATAAATTTATAAATTATAATGGACTTCGCAGAGATAAATTAAGAGATATGACAAATAATTTTGAAACAAATATATTTGACGACTCTGTTATTGTTATTGATGAAGCTCATAATTTTATTAGCAGAATAGTAAATAAAATATCAAAAGAAAAGGAGGTACCAATTGATAATCGCGGGAAAAAGGAAAGAGTGCCATATTCTTTGGCATTAATTCTTTATGAGTTTTTGTTAAGTGCTAAAAATGCGCGAATTGTTTTGTTAACAGGTACACCAATTATAAATTACCCTAATGAAATTGGTATACTTTTTAATATATTGCGTGGATATATAAAGACATGGGAGATACCACTTGATATTAGAAGCGGACAATCGGTTTCAAAAGAAAAACTACAAGATATATTTGCAAAAGAAAAAATAATGGATTATTTTGATTATTCCAAAGATAAAGTTGTAACTATTACTAGAAATCCTTATGGGTTTGAAAACAAATATAAAACTGAATCTGGGTATCATGGTGTAACAAATAAACCAAAAGAAATAAAAGGAGATGATGGAAAAATGCACTTAGATGAACGTGGAACAATTAGTGACACAGATTTTGAAAGGCGAGTTATAAGTATTTTAGAGAATAATAAGATTGGAGTAAATACTTCTGGAATAAAAATAACTCTTCAAAAGGCTCTACCAGATAAATTTGATGATTTCGTTGAAATGTTTATAAATATAGAAAATGGTAACACAAAAAATATGGAATTATTCAAGCGACGCATAATTGGATTAACTTCTTATTTCAAAAGCGCACAAGAATCTCTTATGCCAAAATACGAAAAACTAGTTGATTTTCACGTAATTAAAATACCTATGAGTAGTTATCAGTTTACTGTTTATGAATTTGCTAGAGCACAAGAAAGAAAACAAGAAAAATCGTCTAGTAAAAAAAAAGGAACCGTAGATGAAAATGGCATATATAAAGATCCAACTTCAACCTATAGGATATTTTCACGTTTATTCTGCAATTTTGTTATGCCAAAACCTCCAGGACGTCCTCTTCCAAAAGAAGAAAAGGAAGAAGCAACGCAAATTGAAGAGATTTACGAAGAAGTAATTAAAGAAGGATCTAAAAAAGATACAAATGATTTAGAAGGAGACGCATGGGATGGAGAAATTGAAGGAGATGAAGCAATTAATAAATTGGCTGATACTACATATGAGAAACGCATACAAAATGCAATTGATTATTTAAAAATAAATGAGGGAAAGATATTATCCCCAGAAGGATTACAAATATATAGTCCAAAATATCTAAGTATATTAGAAAATATACAAGACGAAAATCATTTAGGTTTACATTTAGTTTATAGTCAATTTAGAACCTTAGAAGGAATAGGTATTTTTAAAATGGTATTAGAAGCAAATGGGTTTACACAGTTTAAAATTAAAAAGGACTCTTCTGGGGTTTGGGATTTAGATATAAGCGAAGAAAATATGGGAAAACCGACCTTTGCTTTATATACTGGCACAGAATCTGCAGAGGAAAAGGAAATTATACGAAATATTTATAACAGCAATTGGGATGTTAAATCTCCAATCACGTCAAAATTAAAAGAAATTGCTCACAATAACCATATGGGTGAAATAATTAAAGTATTAATGATTACTGCATCTGGGTCAGAAGGAATAAATTTGCGTAGTACAAGATACGTACATATTATGGAACCATATTGGAACCCTGCGCGTATAGATCAAGTTGTTGGTCGCGCTAGAAGAATTTGTAGTCATAAAGATTTACCAGAATCACTACAAACAGTTGAAGTGTTTATGTATTTAATGACGTTTTCAAAAGAACAATTAGATCCTAAAAATGATGCGGCTATTGAATTGAAAAGAAAGGATAAAAGTAAAAGAAAATATAAGATTGCAGTAGAGGGAAAACAAGAAAAGGATTTAAAAGAAGATAACATCCCATTAACTAGTGATGAAGCATTATTTGAAATTTCTACAATAAAAGAAGACGTTAGTTTTAAACTAATAACTGCCATAAAAGAAGCATCAATTGATTGTGCAATTTATTCAAAACGTGGATCAAAAGAACAGTTAAATTGTTTACAATTTGGAGAACCTTCGTCCTCAGCATTTTCATATATACCAAATTATAAAAAAGAAGAACCTGATACTACAAGTAGAATTAATAAAAATCCCGTTGAATGGAGGGGTAAAGAATTTGAATTTCGTGGAAAAAAATATATTTACCGTAAAATTGATAAAAATTTGGGAAAATTGTATGATTGGGATAGTTACTATGCAGCCCTTGAAAATCCTCAAATACAACCTGTGTTAGTAGCAGAAGTAGAACAAACTTCAAGTGGTGTTAAAATTAAAATGGTTTAATATTTTTTATCATTTTACATGTTTTTTTATTAAAAAAAGATGTAAAATTCTATTCATTTATTCAGCTATTCAGCTATTCAGCTATTCAGCTATTTGAATATTTTTTGTTAATATAATAGTGGTTATAATAAATATAGTCATCGTTATTTTTCGTATTTTAATATATTTTTCAAAATATTGTGATTGTGAATTAAATTTATATAAGGTGTTCAGTCTTCTCAACTCAATATCTGTTGTTTTGTTGTAAAGAATTGCAATTCCATATAAGAAAGTTAAGAATATAATCTCTGTAGGCATGAAAACTGTTATTTGAGAATTAATATTATTATTAAACTCAGCTATAAGTGTGTCTAAATTAAATATTTCTTTATATGATGTTTTTATAATTGCAGAAAAAGACGCTATTTTTGTTTGATCTGTAATTAATGTTTTTTGTAAAGGAGTGTCATACATTTTATCTGGATTCATTAATAACATATTATTTTTTTTGAGTGATTGTGATTGTATAATGCCCAATTCAACATTATTTTTTATATTAAGCTGAGAATTGTATTGAGTATTTTGTATGTAATCCCAACCGACTTCTCCTGCTTCCCAATCTTCATTATCTAAATTATACAATCTTGTTTTAGACATTTTCACATTTAATCCGCCCATTTTATGTAGTGATTTTAGTGAAAATGCAACATTAAATCTATTTTTTTTTGTTATTAAATTGTTTAAATTAAACGATTGTGTTAATGAAAATAATAATACAATCATAAAATAATTAGTATTCATCCACATATATGTATATTACTTATTAATATAATTTAATTTATTTAATAGAGTTATAAAATAATTTGTTTAGTATGTTATTAATTCAATTTTTATTTTTAAGAAGATATAAAATTTCTGTTATTTTATTTTCTACGTTACTTAATCTGTCACAAATACTTTCTATGTCTAAATTTTGTTTAACATTATCATCATTAACATATTTTAATTTTGAAAAAATGTTAGATCCGAATATTTTGTTATCATTTATATGTTCTTTATTTTCAATCTCTTTAACCTCTAAATTTATTTCGTTGAATTCGTACTCTTTATTTTTACCCCAAGATATTTGTTTTTTATTTGTTGGCAATTCATCACCAATTTGAATAAACTTTGGTGTCGTTTGATGCTTATATTGGTATTGTTTTTGCTTCTCTTCTATTTGAATATCATTCTGTTGTTTTTGTTGTACTTTGTCATTTTTAATAGATGTTTCCGTAGGTTTTAACCATCTATCTACATCATCTTTATTAGAACTCTTATGAAGTTCTTCTATTTCAAAATTTCTTTGAGCCAATGTTCTAGCTATAAGTTCTCCCATAGCACTTCCAATAGGCTCGTCTAGTTTAATGTCGCTAAATTTCGGAGTTTCTGGAATAGGTATAGACATAGCATTCATAAAATCATTTTTTTTTTCTGCTAGCCCTTTTTCAAATGCATTTAAACGCTCTGCTTGAATATCCTCTGATTTGAAAAGAATAGGCTTATTATCATCTTTTCGCTGCATTCGCATGGGTTGCATTTGTAAATTATTAAATTTCTTCATAAATTCACTAATAAATTTTTTGTTCATTTGCATTAAATTTTGCTGTAGATTTTTCTCTCTTTCAAAAAATAAACGAGCGTCATTTATAAAAATACTTCTTGATTTGCTTATTTGCTCTTGCGATTTTAATCCATCTTTAATATCATCAAAAATAATCTCCCATATCATCTCTATGTTTTCTGTTGTAATAAAATCTATATTTATGTTTTTTGCTGCCATATAAATAATAGTGTATTTATTATTTATATACTTTTGAAGAGGTTCATAATATAATTTATTTTTAATTTAATTACAATTCTTTGTTAAAATACACCTTTCTAAATTGTTCCATATATTTGTCATCTAAAATATGTGTTTTGAAATAAGCACTATCATGTCTGTCTTCTAACATATGTGCTATAAAATATAAAGAATAAATACCACATTCTGTATCACCGTATTGGTGTTCTACTGGATAATTTTGATCAAATTTAAAAGTTATTGGATTTTTTAATCTTTTTCCTTGTTTTATTATACGATTCACTAATTTCATAACTTCTTTAGGAGCACCGTCACCTGCACTATCAAAGAAAAATATTTCACCTTTTTTTATATTAATGAACATGGATACCCAGTGTGAACCACCTTTGTAGTGTGGATCTAAATTGAATATTATTCCTATTTTAAATCTACCATTTGTTATCTCTTGTTCTAAATTAAAATTACACAATTCTTCCCATACACATTCACCATATAATTTATGTGTATCAAAATCAATTGGAGAAGGACCAATAAAATCAAAACATTTGTATTTTAATTCATATTGCTTCATTACTTCTAAAATATCAACGCTTGATAGCCACTCATTTGGATTATTATTCCATTCTTTTGGTGAAACAGGTGCATAAGATTCTTGTAGCTCTTTGTTTAATTTTCCATTCACAAATTTTTGTTTTAACCAACATGATTCTTTATTACATACACCTTTTAATTTTGAATTAAGAGAGCTCCATATTTCTTTTGAGTCGCTTTCATCAATTTTTGATTCTGGATGACGAGCATTCCATAATTCTTTCAATTTATATAATGTTTCATCTTCCAAACATGTATATCCTTTATTAGCAGTTTTCGGACTACATCGTAATTTAACACTGTTAAATTTTTTTATCATTTTTTCTCTAAATATATGATTCCTCCTTGTTGTAATATGTCGCTTATTTTTACTTTGTTTTTTCAATCTGGCTTTCATAGTTTTTATCGGATTTATCTTGTTTATTTTTTTCTGATTCTTCATCATATTTATTATTGATATTATTCTTTTTACAAATACCTTTATTTTTAAGAGTAGGGTCTTTTAAGTTAATATTTTTTTTTAAAGGAACAATCTGTTTTTTTTCAATTTTAGTTCTAGTTCTTTTAATAAGTTTTTCTAACGCATTTGGTTCGGCAATTTTAATAGAACGCATTATTAGTTTATTTGATTCTTCTGCATTATATGATACATTTTGTGAATTATTTTTTAAAATATCATCTTTAAATTCAGCATAATCTTCTTGAATAATATCAGATCTATCTAAAACTTTGAAATATTCAACACAAACTCTAGCGTATGCGTCAAATGCGCTCCCAACATCTGGATACATAGTTTCAGGCTTTTCATTATTCAATAATTTTTTTGTCAGATCAAAAATACGTTTTTTATAAAAACGTTTATCTTTGCGTATAGTATCTCTATATACTGTATCAGATTTACCAATATGTTTTTCGTATTGTTGTTTATTCATTAAACACTCTAATGTGATTTCTGTAATTAACTGATCTGTCATTTTATATTTTGAAAGAATTTAATAATTTGTATTTAACAATTTATTTTTATTATTTTTATTATTTTATAATTATTATTTTTGGTATTATTTTGGTATTATTTTGGTATTATTTTTAATTTGTTTATTTTTTTATTTCACATATCTTTTAATCTAGCCATATAATATATAATAATTGTTTTTATAAAATGAGCATTAGTACATATCAGATAGTTTTATTAGCGCTAATTTTTATTATAATTAGTATGACAACCCTCACTATTTATGCAAGTTATGGTAAAGTCGGTTCTTTTCTTGATAGAGTTACTGGTAAAATACCTATGATTTCAACATTTATAATTGCTTTAGGTATAATTATTACATACCAAGTTTTTACCGTTAATTTACTAACAGCTCGCAGAGAAGCTACATATAAAATAGTTGATCGTGCATTTACTAATATTCTTAAAGCTATGGATGATTATTATGATAAATGTCCCGAATTTATAAATTCTTTATTTTATCCTTGGCAAAAAAAATCATTCCCACATGCAAAGCCAAATCAAACAGTTGATTCAGATAGATGGACTAGTACGTTATATGTTGCTAATTTAATATTTCAAAGCTGGGAAGATTTTTTAACTGATTTAAATACTTGGTGGGATTTACAATTAACTCTTCAATATGATGCTGAAGATGAAAAATCTTGGCTGGCCGTATTTTTAATATGGGCACAATCAAAAGAATTGCAAAATATATTTCAAACTCAAAAACTTGAATATAATGAAACAACAATTAGATTAGCTGAACTTATATTTGAATATTCTAATAAATATCAAGCAGAAAATGTAGATGACGTTAATCATATAACTGATTTAATTTTTGATGATCCAAAATATAATGAAATTAAATCTGACGTAAGAGCTTAGAAAAATAAAAACTGAAAAATAAAATTGAAATAACTTATTTAATGAAGACACATATTAAATAAGTTATTAAAGTACAAAAACTACTAAAATGAATCTATTCATTCTGTCTCTAGACTTCAGAGAATGTGCGGAATTTATGTTTGATAAACATGTTTCTAAAATTTTGTTAGAAGCTGTACAAATGTTATGCACAGCAGTACAAATTATTGATGAGGATAATGAAATTAAAAATAAAATAAAATTGTATAAAATTGCTCATAAAAACCACCCTGTTACAATTTGGATGCGCACATCTTTGTGTAATTATATTTGGACTCTGGATTTGATTGAAGCCATGCACAACGAATGGAAATACAGGTACGATCATCCTCCAGAAAAAATGCATAAGTCATACATACTCGCAAAATATTTGAGAGAATTTGCACCAAGTGCAGATAAATTTCCAAAAATTGGGTTAACACCATTTGCTCTTGCTATGCCAATTGAATGCAAATGTATTGATGCAATTGAAGCATATCGTAAATATTACCAAACTTCCGAAAAACAGAAAATAGCTTCATGGAAAAAACGTGGAAAGCCTACATGGTATAATAAAGTAATTTCTTGAAATAAAATAAAATGTAATATTTATTGTAATATTTATAATAAAATGGTGTTACTAGTGCAAATGTGAATATCATAAAATGTTTATTTTTGTTTTATTTTTGTTTTATTTTTGTTTTATTGCAAGATGAGTTACTCCCTATATCTCTAATTTGTTGACGCGTGCAGTTTTGGAACAACCCTTGTCCAATATTTTCCGTATTGGGATTAAATGGATTAAAAATATCTGTCTGAAATAATCCAGGAAATGGTTGCTGAATATTTGTCGTAGGTTTAAATCCAAAATTATATAAGTCACTGTTAGAACTCGGAACATAAACAGCCTGGCTACAAGATTGAAGAGAGAAAATTTGATTTCTTAATTCAGACTCTTTATTAATGTTTGATGCAAATCCAGACCAAGGTGATTGTGTGTTTCCCGGGTTAAAAACTTCATTTGTATTATAAATAGGTTGTTGAATTAATTGAGTTTTTACAGGTATTCTTGGATCAACAATTGGCATTATAGAATATTTTGTCATTACTGGCCTCACATTTAAATATGGTTGTAACATATGAGATGGAATATTTCTGTCATATATACGATTATTGATTGAATTTGTTATTTGAGATGAAGATTCTCTAAAACCTTGCGTTGTCATTATTATTAATATAATTAGATATAATTTATTTTAATATTTTTCTAAAATGAACAAAACAGATATAAAGAATAAAGGCTTTATTTAATAAGATAATATTATGTGTGGAATTTTTGCATTATTAAATAATGATGGTCAGTTTAAACAATCTTTTATTGAAGAACAATTTATGAAAGGTCAAAATAGAGGACCGGAGTTTTCTAAATTAAATAAATTTACGTTAAAGTGTATATTAGGATTTCATCGCTTGGCAATTAATGGTCTTAATAATTTATCAAATCAACCAATTATAATCGGGGATATTGCGCTTATTTGTAATGGTGAAATTTATAATTATAAAGAGCTATATGATATTATGGGAATAAGCCCAAACACACAATCTGATTGTGAGGTAATAATTCACTTATATAAAAGATACGGAATTAAACAAACTCTTCAAATGTTAGACGGTGTTTTTGCTTTTGTTTTATGCGATATTAACATTACAAGCCAAAAAGCTAAAATATATATTTCTAGAGATCCATACGGGGTAAGACCGTTATATATTTTACAACCAAAATATGATCAAGTTGAATATATAAATAATATTTATGGAATTGCATCCGAGATTAAAGTATTATCAGAGTTTTCAAAAGACTTACCTAACCACACGATTGAACATCATGTTCCAGGAACTTATTCAAAATTTGTAATGGAATATAAAGTTTCTCCAAAATGGAAAATGGAAAAAATAAACTGTTTATATCATACACCTGGATTTTATAGCATAATGACATCAACTCAAAATGATTTACAGAGTGTTTATAAAAATATTCAACATTACTTATCAGAAGCTGTTAAAAAGAGAGTATTAATTACTGAAAGACCGATTGCATGTTTATTGTCTGGAGGATTAGATAGCAGTTTAATTACTGCTATAGTAAATGAGTTTCATAAAGAAAATTCTGATAAACCTCTTGAAACTTTTAGTATTGGTTTAGAAGGATCTGAAGATCTTAAATATGCTAGAATCGTTGCAAATTATTTGAGAACAAACCATACAGAGATTTTATTAACTGAACAAGATTTTATTGATGCTATCCCGGAAGTTATTTATGCTATTGAAAGTTATGATACAACTACAGTAAGAGCTAGCATCGGAAATTATTTACTTGGAAAATATATATCCAAAAATAGTGAAGCCAAAGTTATATTTAATGGAGATGGCTCTGATGAGTTGTGTGGAGGTTATTTATACATGCATGCAGCACCAGATGCGATAGAGTTTGATAAAGAGTGTAGAAGACTTCTTAGAGATATTCACGCATTTGATGTACTAAGGTCTGATAAATGCATTTCATCACATGGTTTGGAACCTAGAACTCCATTTTTAGATAGAACATGGGTGCAGTTTTATCTAAGTATTCATCCATCATTAAGATTTCATAGAGGAAATAACAAATGTGAAAAATATTTGTTGAGAAATGCTTTTAGTGAAGATAATTATCTAGATTCACAAGGATGTGCTCTATTACCTGATTGTGTATTATGGAGAACAAAAGAAGCTTTTAGCGATGGCGTTAGTAAAAATACTAGATCGTTATATGAAATTATTCAAGAAAACATCACATCTAAATATATGCGAAAAAATATAACTCTTTCACAATCGTCTGTTTTTGATATGAATTGTAATAATAAACCAGATACCGAAGAAAAAAAATATTATCGTGAAATTTTTGAATCACATTATTTTGGATTAGGAAATGTTGTTCCTTATTTTTGGATGCCGCGTTTTGTAGAAGCAAGCGATGCAAGTGCTAGAACATTACAAATATATAATGAGATCAATTCTACTTCAAAGTAATAGAATGAAATATTTGTTTAATAAAAAATCAAATGACGTTGACAAATATAATATATTTAATATATATATAATACATGAAAGTACAAATACGCCCGCCTGTTATAAAATCTTTATTGTCCCCTTCACTTAAGCCAACACCATTAATTTTCCCTGAAAATTTAGGAAACAACATTTCTAATATTTTACTAATTTCAAATGACTTTAATGATTACCAACAGTTTTTTGATTCTGCAAATGAAAATACATTACCTATAATTTATTCTATGTTTTCTTCAAAAACTGAATTGTTAACTTTATTAGAAAAAAAATTTACTAATATTCAGAGAATTGGATTTGCATTTCGTTCAAATTCAGGGAATGTAAATATGTTTTTAGATAGAAAACCATTTTTTTCAGATAAAGAGAATTGCCCTTATGGTGAAAATATGGATTGGTTGATAAATGTAATTAAAACATTTAAAGTTAAAAATATAGATTTCCTATCATGTAATTCATTAAATTACCCAAGCTGGATAAACTACTTTAACAAGTTAACACAAGTTACAAATGTTATTGTCGGTGCATCAAATGATAAAACAGGAAATATAAAACATAGTGGCGATTGGGTGATGGAAACTACAAATGAAGATATAGAATTAATTTATTTTACAAAACAAATTGAATATTACAAGTATTTATTAGATTCAGTTATTGTAAATAATATTAGTTATACATTATCAACAGAAGAACCATGGACGGCTTCAATTGATTCTGGTAACAATTTTTATTCTTGGGATATAGCTAACAATCCAATATCCGAATTAATTATACCTTCAGAAATAACATATGAATCAATCATTTATACTGTTACTAATTTTGCAATTTATTCCTTTTATGGAAGAACAGATATTACATCAATTACTATTCCAAATACAATTTCGGAAATATCAGTTGGAGTATTTGGAAATTGCACAAATTTACAAAATATAACAATACCAGAATCAGTTACAAGCATTTTAAATAGTGATGTAGATTTTGGATTCCAGGGTTGCATTAATATAACAAGTTTTGATGTTAATTTAAATAATCAATATTACTCAAATGATGAAAATGGTGTTTTATACAATAAAGATAAAACCATTATTGTTAAATATCCTAGTGGTAGAAACACATCTTCATATAGCATTCAAGAGTCTATTGTTAGTATTAATAATTATGCATTTGACAACGCCAAATTGCAAGAAGTTTATTTTTTAGGAACTAATTTCCCATCAATTAGTTCAATTTCTTTTTATTTGTGTGGAGTATCTGATCCTAGTACTTTTATTTTAACAAATCCAATCGCTTATATAACTAGTGGTACTATAATTAGTCAAGATTTAACAAATTTCGGATTTAGTGATGTAATTACTTCAATTGCAAACAGTAATATTTGTTTCCCATCAAAAACACCCATTAAAACAGATCAAGGATCTATTAATATTGACGAGATTAATCCAGATATTCATACGATTCGCGGAAAAAAAATAGTAGCAATTACACAAACAATATCACCAGATGAACATCTAATCTGTTTTGATAAAAATTCTTTGGGAAATAATATTCCTTCTCAAAAAACTTTTATAAGCATGAATCATGAAATATTTTATAATGGAAAAATGATAAAAGCGAAAAATTTTGTAAATGATTTTGAAGACGTTAAAAGAGTAAAATATACTGGAGAAGTATTATACAACGTATTAATGGAAGAACATGAAAAAATGATAGTGAATAATTTAATATGTGAAACATTACACCCTAAAAATACTGTAGCGCAAGTTTATAGATTATTACCAAAATTAACTATTAAAGAACAAATAAATTTAATAAAACAGGTAAATGAAGTTTCTAAAAATAATAAAATATATGCGTCAAAAAAGCGGTAAAATAAAAAAATAATACATAGAGAATAATATGGAAAATAAAATGATTTAATAAAATAAATTAATATTTTTATTATTAATTTATTCGCAAGTTAATATAACAACTAATTATATGGCGTTTGACGACCAGCTTTATAAAATTCAAAATTTTTGGTTTAATATTTTCATTTTTATATCATATTTAACATATATATTATTTGCAATAGGTTTTTTTACAACTGCTCCACAATATCTAAACAAACTAGATTATTATGTTAAAATTTATGTAAGTTTATTTTTATTGTGGAGATTTAACCCTTTCAGAAAAATTCAATTTACAGAATTAGACAGAAAGATTTCATTTAGTGCTGGGATTTTTCTTTTAACTACAACCACAATAAACGAAATTATTATTAGATATTTCAATAATGCAAAATCTATATTCAAACAACAAAAATGATATAATATAATTATGTATAAAATTGTGATAATAATAATTATTTACTATTATTATTATCATTTATTAGTTGTTTATTACTTGTTTATTAGTTGTTTATTACTTGTTTATTAGTTGTTTATCATTTTATAATTCATGTAGAATTACGGTTTTTTTTGGTTTTTGATTTATAATTTCTATTTTTAAATGTTTTTTTATATATTGTATGTTGGTGAGATTTTTGGTTTTGATTTTGTTTATTTTTATTGAAAAATAAATGCAAATGTGTAATAGTTTTTTTAGTAACAATTTTATCTATATCGTATTCCTCTTTATTTTTAACAGAATAAACAAATTCATAGTTTGTCATAATATTTTTCATAAATTCTGAAAAATTATCTCCGTCATTTTTATTAAAAATAAGTTTTTTTGATATTGAACTATTCATATATCTATGAATCATTACGTCAAAATTTAAATCGTGAATATATGGTTTTATTTTAATATAATAAACGTTATCTCCTTTCATACCAGGATGATACGTATCATCTAAATAACATATTTCTACATTTTCGTCTATATTTGAACATCTCTTTAAATCTTGTAATGTTTTGTCGTGGGTTGTTCTACAAATTTCTATTTGTTTTCCATTTATTTTAAATGCTGATATAATACCACTAAAAAGCTTATATTTCAATTTATTCTCAAAATATTTTTTTATAAAGAACGCCCATTCTGTAGGCCCTTGATTATTAGTGTAAATTATAACACTCTTACATTGCTTTGATATTTTTTTTAGTTTTACAAATTGTAATAATAATAATATATTTGGCCGAATAAATTCTGGAAATATATCTAAAACGCTATTAAAATACTCTTGTGTAAATATATTTAAAGGATCTACTTTTATATGTCTTGCATAATTATGTAAAGAATCCCAGAATATTCCCAATTCTACAAAATATCCTAAGGTTTCGTCCATATCAAATACAACTATTTTGGTTTTATTAAGAGTCATTTAAAATAGTTGTATAAATTAATATTTGATAAAATAGTTATTTTCATTAAATTATTTTATTGTATAAAAGTAACAATTAAAGATGCTTTCTGGATTAATAGGGAAAAAATTAATACAGTCTCCAGAAGAAATAAAACACATTCGCGAAGAATCACAAAAAGCGTTCATGTTACAATTGAGACGAGTTGCAAATTACAAAAAATTTAAAAAAATAGAATATAAAAATATAATACCTTTGAAGATTTATCAAACTTGGCACACAAAAAATTTACCAGAATACATGAAGAAGGCTGTTGATAAAATAAAAAGACTTCATCCAAGGTTTGAATATTTTTTGTTTGACGATAATGATTGTAGGGATTTTATTGCTTCAAATTTTGACAGCAGAGTTTTAAATGCTTTTGACAGAATAATACCCGGGGCGTATAAGGCAGACTTATGGAGATATTGCGTATTATATATTAATGGGGGGATTTATTTAGACATTAAATATGACTGCATTAATTCTTTCAGATTTATTGAATTGACAGAAAAAGAGCATTGGGTATTTGATATTAATAAAAGTGATATTTATAATGCTTTAATAGTATCTCTACCAAGAAATGAGATATTATTGAAATGTATTAATCAAATTGTAGAAAATGTAAATAATAAATATTATGGAAATAGCTGTTTAGATCCAACTGGACCTGGTTTAGTGTCAAAATTTTTGGGAATAGGAGACAGAAAAAATATAGAATTAGAACATATATGGAATAAACCAACCGGGGATAAATTTATACTTTATAAAAATGTAGCTATTCTAAAAATGTATAATGGATATTACAATGAACAAAATAATAATAAAAAAACTAATCACTATTCCGAGTTGTGGACTCGCGGGGCAATATATAAATAAATTATAATTCGGATAGCTTCATAACTACCAATAAATCCCACTATACCTTTGCACATTTACCAAAAGGGAGCGTAAAGTTGTGTGCAAAATAAATGTGTTTTATTTACTAATAAAATGTAATACAAAGTTGTATGTATTACTTAAACAAAAGAGTACAAGCTTCGCTGAAAACATATGATATGTTAATTTCTACATTAATTTTTCAAATCTTTCATGAGTCCACCCATCTTTGTCTTTTCCAGCAAACAAATGATGAACCATTAAATTGTGAAATCTATTTCCCATGAAACATATCATAGTTGGATTTTTATAACGATAATAATTTGCTTTGTTTCTTAAAACAAGTAAATTATTTTCATTTAAATATTTTTCAATACCATCAGTAAAAACTCCGGGTCCAGTTAAAAAATGAATAATGTGTTCCCCCTTTATTTCACGAATATATAATATTCGTTTAACTGATAATTCAATAACTGATTTTAAAATTGGTGAATTTGCCGGAGCAGCAAAACACCATTGACATAAATGGGTGGTGTTTTCTGGGGCGCATACAAGTAAAGTATCATACATACTAAACATATTCGGGTTACAAATGCATATAGCATCAACATCTGCATATATTCCGCCATATTTATATAAAATACAATATCTCCACAAATCAGCTTTCATTACAGAAATGGGAAGTCTACTATAAGCATCATAAATCATTTGACCGAATTCTTTTACCATTTCTGTTTTCATAAATTCTTCACACATTTCGTCTGTATAAAAATGATACCCAAACTCTGGAACAAATCGCCTCCATGAGTTTATTGCATTTAGCATATTAGGATTGCTTTGAATATATTTAATAGACTTGTGTGTTTGAAATATTCTTTTTGGTATTTTAATATTAGAACTGGAATCAATAATTACTTCTTCTTGTGAGTCATTTATATTCATAAACAAATTATCACCATCGCCATCAACATTTTCAACATGATGAATAACTGGGTCCTCTTTTAAAGACTCTTCATCTGTTTCATATACTGTTTTATGATTATCATTTTCAAATTCACTATCTTGGGAATAATTAATAGTTTGGTCGTCGTAACTTTCATCATTTTCAGAACCAACAAATTCCATAATGTAAATGATTTTTATTTTTTTGATTATTTAACTTAATTTATAAATTCATTTTTAAGTATTCAATAAAGAATCGTTAAAATAAAAAATAAAAAATAAAAAATAAAAAATAAAAATATTTACATAATCTAAATTAATTTGATCATGTCTTATAAAATCACTAAGTCTGATTATTCTAAAATATTAAATTATTATGGATTAAATGTTCCTAAAAATACCACTAATCTTAAAAAAAACGCTGAAAACATTTTAGCCGAAAAACTTTGCTCGTGTATTAAAAAGGTGCAAACGCCTAATAACGAACCTATAGCAATTGGTATTTGTACTAAAACTGTTTTAAATAGAAAAGGACTATCTCGTGGTAAATTTAAATGTAAAAGTAAAAGAAAAATAGAATTAATTAAAACATCACGAAGGATTAATATTAATAAAATTAGTGGAAAAAATAGTAGAAGGAAATATAGTAAAAAAAATAAAAATATAACACGAAAAAATATATAGGATTATTATCTATCATAATTATATGTCAAATACAAATAAATATGATATAATTATTATAGGTGGAGGAATTTCAGGACTTTATAGTGCATATAAAATAATTAAAACAGCACCAAAAACAAAATTTTTAATTCTTGAACGTCATAAAAAAAAATGGCTCGGTGGAAGAATTGGAAACGAACAGTTTCAAGGAACAACCGTAGTAACTGGTGCTGGTGTTGGACGAAAAAAAAAAGATCATTTACTAATTAAATTATTAAGAGAACTAGATATACAATATTCAGAATTCCAAACATCGCAAACTTATGCAGAAACTATTTTACCTCCATGCAACGTTCAAAACGCTTTTAATATATTAAAAAAACAATTTAAAGAAAATCCGGTTAAAAAAACATTTAAAGAATTTGCTTTGAAAAAATTGGGAAAAGAATTATATAAAAACTTTACTATTTGTGCTGGATACACTGATTATGAAAATGAAGATGTGTATGATACACTATATAATTATGGGTTTGATGATAATTACAGTGATTGGACAGCTTTACATATCCCTTGGAAAAAACTGATAAATACAATTTCTGAAAAAATAGGAATTTCTAATATTCGTTTTTCAAGTAATGTTACAGAAATTAATCATATATCAGATTGCAATTTTGAAATTCATACTGATTCAAATATATCATATTCGTGCAATAAAATTATTATGGCTACTACTATAAATAGCGTTTTAAAACTAGTTCCTACTGCATCTGAAAAAAATAGCATTTATCAGCAAATTCATGGACAACCTTTCCTAAGACTATATGGTAAATTTTCAAAATCATCCATACCAATTTTGAAAAAATTTGTAAATGGATATACGATAGTCCCAGGACCTTTGAAAAAAATAATACCAATTGATGAAGATAACGGCGTTTATATGATTGCGTATACAGATAATGACGACGCAATTTTTTTAAAGAATAATTTAGAGAATAATAGTAAAAATAGAGAATATTTTTGCGAATTACTAGAAAAAGCCCTTGCAATACCAACTGGTAAATTACATTTAAATGCATTATTAGATTTTTATTGGCCTATCGGAACACATTATTATGAACCTTTAAATGGTAATTTTAAAAATAGAAAAGAATTTATTAAAAAGGCTCAACATCCAATTCCTGAAATGCTTGTTGTTGGAGAAATGATTAGCATGAATCAAGGTTGGACACAAGGGGCACTTGAAAGTGTTGATGCGGTTGTTACTAAAAAATGGATTGAAAGTTGTTAACAGTAATATAATATAAGAAATCTGACGGATTTCCAGACCCAGAAATCGCAATTTTAACGCATCGTAAGATTATTTATTCCTAAAGAATAAATCTCATTAGCATAGCATATGTGGAATGAGATTTATAAGTTCTAAAAAGAAGGTTTTAAGGAGGAGTCTTAGAAAAGCAAAAGGGTCATGGAAATCCTTCAGATTTCTTATGACCTGGATTCCTTACTATTTTCAACAACCAATTTTTAATGATGTATTTTCAACAAAATTATTTATATATTTTTCTAGAACATCATAATTATTATGTCCCTTTTTTATTCCAAGAAAATATAAATCTTTTGATTCACAATTATAATATGTATCCCATACAGAAAACAAGTCATTTAATTGTAATACTTCATTTAGGTCAAACTCTGTAAGATTTTTATAATAATCCGACATATCTTCAATATTACCTATTGTTCCATAAGAATCATAAGGTGTTGTTCTTCTTGTTCCGTGTTCATCCCTCCCTGTTGAAGCGCATGTAAAACAAAATAAACCATCGGGTTTTAACATTTTGTAAATCTTTACAAATGAGTCTTTATATTCAGGATCATGTTCAAAACATTCTGTAGATATAATCGTATCAAAAGTATTATCTTGAAATGGCAAATCTTTAGTTTTTGACACAATTGTAACATTATTTGCTTGTATAACATCATTTCCATCATATTCACAATTTTCAAATAAAAAACTATTATTCCCGTTAATATCTCCAGAACCAACATCTAAAACACGTTTATTTACAAAAAAATCAAAAAGAATTTTTTTGACGAATACAGTAAAATCTCTTGCTTGAATGTGCATTTAATATAAATTATACTTATACTTATACTTATATTTATATTTATATTTATAATTATAAACGCACATCACACATTTCTAAAAATAAATTATTATTTATTTTCTTAGTGAATATATATAATATGTCAGCAACAAATAAATCGTTTAACTACGTTAATAGTGAAACACATCAAAATGGTGGTAAAAAAATTACCCGCAAAGTTCTAATTAAGAGAGGAAAAGGAGACAAAAGTGTAAAGTATTACAAAAATGGTAAGTTAATGTTAACTGTTAAACGCAAATTAAAACCTATTGAAATTTCTTTAATAAAAATTGGCAAATTCATTCCTGGACTATTTAAAGATTGTGGTTGCAATAAAACACGTAAGCATAAAATGTAATATTTTACTTTGCAAGATGATCTAATGCAGAAATTAAAACTTGCTCTTGACTAGACAACTTCTGAAAAACCAAACACTCATCCATCTCTATCCTAAAATGTTTATGCGCAAAATTCTTACATGTAAGAGAGATACCAACATCTGTAACAATTATTTCGCATAATATTCCACCAGGAGCTAAAAATATATTATCTGGGTCTTTTATAGGAACCCATCTTATAAATGCACCATAACGAAGTTCATTAATTTCATCTATATATGCATATTCTTTCAATTTTTGCATCATATTCTTTACTTCTTGTTTTGATAAATGTAACTCAGATAAAATCTCTTTTTTCATTTCTGTAATTTTTTTTGTATTTAAATTTAAAAATTTGGAGTTTTCTTCATTATCTAATGCCTTCAATAACTTTTCTACATCCATGTTAGTTATATTTATGATAATATTTTTATATCACAAATTAATTTAAATATAGTTTAAGTATTTTAATATGAATGTGCAAAAGGAACATTATAAATTAGTGGTCTGTGTTTTTGCTTGTGCGACTATTCCTGAATATAAAAATGAAATCTTAAAAATTGAAGAAACTTGGGGTAACCGCGCCAAAAAAATAAATGTAAAAGTATTATATTTTCTTGGAGAAGAACAAACAGACTTAAATGATGATACAAAATATATATATCTTAAAAATGTTAAAAACGATTACTCTTCTGCTGCAGATAAGCAAAACTTTGGATTTAAACATATATATGAAAATTATAATGCGGATTTTATTTATTGTTGTGGTACAGATACATATATAAATGTTGATAATATGTTATCATATATTAATAACTTTGATTGCAATAAACCTTTATATATTGGTGGACACGGAGATACTAGAATAATTAATAAAAAACCTTATTATTTTCATTGTGGTGGGGCTGGATTTATAATATCAAAATCCGCATTAAAAGAAATTTATCCGAAGTTGGATAATATTAAACCGGAATGGATTCAAATATGTTTTGATAGTAAGTGTGAAGATCTTGTACCGGCATGTGATGTTGCAATCAGTTATTATTTGCAAAATATAATTGGTTCTGAATTAGAAATTGTAGAAAATAAGAAAGTTTTTTTTGGTTGCAATTATAAAGGTATTGTTCACCATAAAAATGTTGGTTTGTTATTTATGTGTTGTAATAATGTTATAGATTGGCAAACTTTAATTTCTTGTCATTGCATGAATGGAACAGATTTTGATGTATTTACTAAAATATTGGAAGATAATAAATATTTTCAATTTACAGAATCATAAACCAGTAATTTAATATTACCCAAAGTATTTTTTAATTCTGTCTCTGAACAAAATAATATCCGTTCCATTTTGCAATATCAAAATTATTACATACATAATTTTCATGTATAAATAACATATGACTTTCCCCCTTATTATAAAATAAATGTTTATAATCATCTTTATTAAAAATCGCAGATATAACAGCCTCTTCTGGGAATTGAGATAAAAATGGTGTTCCTAATTTAACCATTTCATAATATTCGTTTACAAATTTCTGTATTTTTTCACTCTTAAAATTTAATCCAAAGACAACACTACAAACCGCAATACTATTTACAAAATTCCTATTCGTTATATTATCAAGTAATTCAATTATTTCTTTAAATACAGCACTTTCGTATGTTGGAATTCCTGGAGTATATGGGAAAAACTGCCGAAAAATGGCGTCATCATCATTTAATATGTCAAATAATCTTTGTGGATTATTTACTGCATAACATGCTGCATCTATCCAAATTATTTTTTCAAAACCTAGTTTTTCTGCTTCTAACATCATAAATATTTTAAAACAATAAGGAACACCTACATATTTCATTTCAATTCCTCTAGGAGTAGGAAACCCGCCATTAAATAAATAAAAATAACCATTAAACCCTACCTTTTCAAGTGATTGTTGAATTTCTGTTGCCTTTATTGCCCGACCATCTGTTAAATTAGTTGTACAACATACAAAACACTCTTTTTTATTTCCACCATTTCCAATTTTATATAATATTTTTGAGGGGTATATATTATTCTCAACATCAATTAATTTTTGAAAAACACCTTTACTGCAACGGTCAACAACAACGTCTAATGGAAAATTAAACTTATCATCATTATTATAATATTTATCTTTAATTAAATTTATAGTTGCTTCTTTCTTATTGTCTAACAGCTTTTTAATTTCAACTAAATCATCATTACTATAATATTCCTTATCTTGCACGTCTATTTCAAATGGATTTACGTTATTCTGTTTTTCACTTTCGTTATTTTCCATTATTTATAATTATTTTATAAATAATGCTATTAAGTTCTTTTAAAACAAATATTAATAAGATAATTGCAAAACTTACCAGTTAGAACCAAATGCACTTCCACCAAGCACCTCGTTGGCAGCCATGATCATTCCACCAAATGAGTCTCCCATTCCAGGAGTCGCAGCACCTGGCATCGGCGTTGAATCATTACGGTACATCGCATTATAATCTGGAGCATTTTGTTTAACAGGTTCTACAGGTAAACTACTAATAGAAGTTGTTCCCTGACTCATACCTCCGTATAATGAATTACCCATAGCGCTTGCATTATTGGGAATTTGAGGTTGACCAGAAATTGGTTGAGAAACTTTTACGTTGCCTTTACCTTTACCATTTGTCTTCTTCTTATCATCGTTTGATTTTCCATCCCATAAATCAACTACTCTATCGGCCAATATACTAACCTTCTCTCCCATTTTAGTTTGTAAACTCATAGTAATAACTAATACCGCTAAAATAATAAAGGTTACACTAAAATCTGGATATTTTGTTCCACTATATGTAGGAATGTAAGTTATTATTCTGTTAATGTAAAAAATACCAATAAACATCGCAACAATCTGAATTATAACTTCTGCTAAAAGTTCAAAACTACCTTTATCCTCATCTGCTTCAGGAACAAATTTTTGCATCGCTTTATTTAGAATTATTATTGGAATAAACGCTATTAATGAATATTGAACTATATTTAACATTTCTGCTTTTGAATCTTCGTCAAAGTTGAAAACATGTTTAAAAAAACCTAATTTTGATGATAATTTTGAATCGTCTAGACTGTCCATATGTTTTATAAAAAGAAATTAAAATATACAAAACAGGAGTTTCGGGTTTTATAATAAGAAACTCTTCCTAAACTAGTATAAAAACATTTAATTATATACCTTTACAAATTACCCAATCATATGTGTGAAAAAACTAGCATTATTCAAGAAGAAACTCAATATCTTAATCTTATCAAAAAAATTTTAGATAGAGGAATATTAGAAAAAGGCAGAAACGGAAAAACACTAAGTATTTTTGGCGAATCTATGAGATTCTCTCTTCAAAATGGTAATATACCAATTATAACAACTAAAAAAACTGCGTGGAAAACTTGTTTAAAGGAATTGTTATGGTTTATTCGCGGAGAAACGGATAATAAAAAATTACAGAAACAAGGAGTTCACATTTGGGACGGAAATACAACCCGCGAATTTTTAGATTCTAGAGATTTAACATTATATCCAGAAGGAATTGCTGGACCAATTTATGGTTATCAGTGGAGAAATTTTGGTGCCAGTTACAATTGCTTTACTGGAAAAAATATAACAGATGATCATCCATTTAATGGTGTAGACCAACTTCAACAAATCATACACCAATTAAAAAATCCTGAGACAAGAAATAGCAGGAGACTTATTTTAACTGCATGGAATCCAAAACAATTACATCAAATGGCTCTTCCACCTTGTCATATTTTATGTCAATTTAATGTTCATAATGGTAATAAATTATCATGCGCTATGTATCAAAGATCTTGCGATGTACCAATAGGGTCTCCAATAAACATAGCATCGTACAGTTTCTTAACACATTTGATAGCAAAACACTGTGGACTAGAAGCATACGAATTCGTTTATTTTATGGGAAATTGTCATATATATGAAGACCATATAGAACAAATGAAAATTCAAATTTCCAGAGAACCTTATGATTTTCCAAGTGTTTCAATCAAACAGATTAGAGAGAATATAAATGAATATCAAGTTGATGATTTTGAAATTCATAATTACCAAAGTCACGAACAAATTAAAATGAAAATGGTCGCATAAATTATAGTATATAGTATAAAAATTAAACATTAATTCGCGTAAATAAGTTAAAAACATAATATTACATAAATTATTATAATGAGTAGCGCTAGAGCAAACGCTTCTGCAAGAAATCGTCGCGCAGGAGGAAATGAAATTCTTCCACAACAAATGAACGGTCGTCCAGGACAGCCCATTCAACAAATGCAACCAGCTCCTAAATTATCAATATCTGATGCAATTGCATTAATAACACTTCGTTTAGGAAGGGTTGAACAAATTGTTCAAAATATGCCTGTTGATGGTCAAAATAACTTGGCTGCAGACGGAGAAAATATAAGAATTATTGACAATGATGTTTTTGAAAATATAGTTCAACGTTTAGATTCTCTTGAAAAAGATCATCAAAATCTTCTTAATAAAAAACCAGAGCCTTCTAATAAAACTATTCCATCTGTTCAAGTTACCAGTCCATCTATTTCAAAAGAAGTAACAGAGTCAATTGAAATCCTTAAAGCAGAAATGGTTCAGGTTAAGGATCTTTTGCTTAATTTGCAATCATTTACTATGCAAACAAATCAGCGTTTATCTGAAATCGTATTTAATGGTGAAGAGTTTTTGGAAATGAATGATGATTGTGATGGAATAATTAGTGGAAATGTTACCGATGATGCACCTGATAATAAAAATATTACAATAGAATCAGAAGATGTAGCTTCTTTAGAAGAACTAGAAACAATATCTTCTCCTTAGTCTTAATTTGTAACTTAAAATATAAATTAAACTCTCAAATATGTATAATGTATACATTTTTTATGTATACATTATTATAAATGGCTTCCGCCAAAACCATTCAAACAAATAATTCTTTAGATATTAAAGAGCAAATTCAAAATCATTTTTTATCAAACGAAGATATAAAAATAACACAAAATAAAATAATTAAAACTTGTTTTGATGACATTTTGAAAAAAATATGTTTTAATTTAGATTCGGATAATATTTTACTTGATTATAGATATTTTAAATTTATTGCCAGTCCAGAAAATTATAAAATGTTAATTTATTATATTGTAAATATAATTCAAAATGTTTTAAAAAAATATGATACGTTTGTTTTTCATGTTAATATGAATACTCTTACTTTGCTTCATATTGAAAAACATTTTACTTTTATTAAAATGATATCTGAAGTTTTAAAGGAAACATTTCCAGATAAACTGAGAATTTGTTATATTTATAATGCACCTTTCATATTTTCTAAAATAATTTCTATTTTAAGTAGCTTTATTGATAAGAAAACTCAACAAAAAATACAACTTATAAAAGAATAAAAATATAATTGAACATAAAATAAAATTCCTTACTAGATAAGTTATAAGATACATTTAATTAAAATAAAAATAAAAATTGATTTTATAATTTTATTACTACAAATAATAAAATCAATAATGATGAATTCAAATAGAGATGTTGTTGAAATTATTCCTGTTTTATTGGAAATTATACCCAAAAACCAAACTGTGTTAAGAAAAGAAATAGACGATTTTTACAACTTCTTGTGGAATAAAGCTCCAGAACTAAGAAAGGGTATGTATTGGGGAACTCTTGGTAATATTCTAAACAATCTAGTTGGAGAACTTGATGCAGATTGGAAGTTACAATTAGCAAAAGCATTTAATAATGAAATATAAGTTATATTTTATTTGTTCTATTTGTTCTATTTGTTCTATATAATTTATTGCGCTTTCTCCTTATTGTTTTCCTCTTCTTTATACTTATATTATTGTATTTTTTAGATTTATTTTTATATATTTTTTTAGTGAGTGTATTGTATATTTTACGATTTTTTATATAATTCTTTTTCTTTTTGCCACCAAATTGTAATGTTTCAAATACATAATTTATTTTATCAGCCTCTTCATTTATAATTCTTTCTGTATTTTCATCCAACATTTCTGCGTTAGAATATTTTTCTTTCATAAATTTAATATAATGCATTTTTCGCTCAACTGGATTTAAGTTTTTTAATTCTTCGCTTTCTAAATAGGTATTCGCCCATTCTTGTGTTAATTCATTATTATCTATGTGTTTATTGAATAGTTTTAACAACTCTATATATTGTTTATTTTCACATGCACCGTCTGGACACATCGCAAATACAGCGTCACCAACTATCATATAGAATCTCTCTAATATTCCTGCTACACAACTCATCCCAGCTTCACCTTCATAGTTATATGCGTGATAACAGTCTTGAATAAATGTGCGAATATAAAAATCTATAAATTCTTTTGATTGTTTGAATACAAAATCTACTGTATTTCCTACAAGTTTAATATTGGCATTCGTTTCTGATAATTCTGCAGCTGAAGATAATCTGGCCAATATTTTATTTAATTTTTCTATCGCCATCATTCTACCTTCTATAAAGCTTTCATTTATGTAGGGTATAAATTTGGATTTTACATATTCGCTTATGTTTTTATAATTACTTGCTCCTGATTCTATTCCTATAATTTCCAAATATTTTTCTAAATTTATTTTTCCTGCTGCACGATGTACTTCAAAAGGAACATTCACACCTTCGTTGTCTTCGTCATTAAACTCAAATCTATCCATTAAATTAAAATTTTCTGGTCGTATTTGAAATACATTTTCATCATAGGCATCATCTTCAAAATCAAATCTACGTGGATTTCTACGACGAATCGCAACATTTCTTGGTGGTGTATCATTATTATTAATTGGAGAAGGTGTACGCGCATGATTTGTTCTTATAGGTGTATTAAATTCATCTCTGTTATTTTCTCCATTTTCAGATTGTTCTTCTCTTGCATACATAATTTCATTCCCATCTAGTTCATACCATATTATATCAGTCCAATCTCCAGAATAGGCGTCTAATCCACTATACTCGTTAGTTGATTCAAAATTGGGTTCGTCATTTTCCCAATATCCATCATAAATTCTACCGTCAAAAAACGTCATTTTACCCTCTTCATTTTTTTGGTCATTTTCCCAATTTCCAGCATATTCGGAATAACCTTCCTCATTAATATCTCTATCGTTCACATAAGTCATAACACCATATCCGCTTTTTTTTCCATCTTTCCATTTTCCGTTATATTCTAATACGCCTTCTTCATTAACTTCCATATCTATGTCATATGTCATTTTTCCAGTTCCTTCCATTTTACCATTTACCCAATCCCCGTCATATTCGCTTGTTTCATGTGAAAATGACATTTGTCCTTTTCCATGTGGTAATCCATTCATCCATTCTCCGGTATATTCAGAATATCCATCAGGATGATGATCTTCATCATATATCATCGTTCCATTTCCTTGTATTTTATCATCAACCCAGTCACCATCGTACTCTATTAAATAATCTTCATTATCTTCATTATCTTCATTGTACGTCATCTTTCCTTTTCCGTGTCTAATTTTTCTATCTCCATCCATCCTAATGTCCCCGTCGTAAACCCCTTCTGGGTATTCTACTGTATCTCCTCCTCGCATTTTCCTAGATTTTGATATTTCCCTAGATTTTGGTAATTTTTTGTTTTTTTTTGTTTTTATAGATTTTTTAGATTCTATTTTCCGACGTGTTATTTTCATATTTATTAATTATATATTGTAATGATATAAAAATTGAAATCTTTAATTAAAGAATAATTGTTGTAAATAAATAAAAATGCTGCTTTCTATAACAGAAAAGATTAAAAAGGATATTTTCATTTCACTATTTCAACTTTTAAAATCAGCTACTTCTTCTATAACTATAATTTTCCTGGAAGATCATGCTTATATTCAAGGAATGGATAGCAGTCATGTATGTCTATTTGACGCAAAAATTTATAACAACTGGTTTGATAAATATGAAATACTAGAAAATGATAGCAAAAATATTTGTGTGAATTCTCAGATTTTGTATAGTATTTTATCTATGTCACAAGAACAAGACGCTGTTACATTTCATTATGATGGTTCTGCTGATTCTATTGAGATAGATTTGACAAACGCAAAAGGTGAATTCAATAAATATTTCAAGGTTCCATTAATAGATATGGAATCAGACCTACTTGGAATCCCTGATGTTGATTATGACGTTGAGTTCTCTATTAAGGCTAAAAAAATGAGCGAACTTATTTCACAATTGGCAACATTTGGAGATGTTATTAATATGAAATGTAGCGAAGAAAAGATAGACATGATTTGCAAAGGAGACGGAGGTGAAATGTTAGTTAATATACCGATTGATGATTTATCAGAATTTTCAATATCAGAAGGAAATATTATTGATATTTCATACAGTTTAAATTACATAAATAAGATGTGCATGACAACAAAATTATCTTCTGAAATTGAGTTTTCAATTAGTGATGAAATGCCTTTAAAAATTAAATATGATTTAGGAAACAATAGTTCGGTTATGTTCTTTATTGCACCAAAAATTGAATAACATATATAATGCTTTTTAGATTGTAAAAATAAATTTACACTAAGTGAGTATAAATAATAAAAAATTTGTCTGATTTTTTATTAATATTAATATTAATCATGTTAAAAATATTTATTGCATTTTTTATTTTTTGTTTAGTTTTATTCATTTATCTTCACGTGCAATTTCACATCAAAACTAGCAACGATTTAGAAGTTTACGAATTAGATCAGGCTTCAAAAGATAAATTAGATGAAATTTGCGACTTAAGACAACCGGTTATTTTTGATTTTGAAAACGATAAAATAGTTCAAACTATTAATAAATCATATATTGCAAATAATTATAATGCATTTGAAATTAAAATAAGAAACTCAAAAGATAATGACTACAATAGTGAACTTTATATGCCACTCCCTTTACATGCAGCCAATAAATTATTTGATGAAGACAAAAATTCTAATTATTTTTCTGAAAATAACACTGATTTTTTGCAGGAAACTGGTCTTATTAAACATATGCAATATAATGATGTATTTATTCGGCCACCAATGGTTTCAAATTGCAATTATGATTTAATGATTGGGTCTATAGGAACTAGCACACCATTCCGATATGAAATTAATTATAGAAATTTTTTTTTAATTACCCAAGGTAAAGCGATTGTTAAATTGTCTCCACCTCAAAATTCAAAATACTTGTATTCTGAACGCGATTATGAAAATTTTGAATTTCGTTCTCCAGTAAATCCATGGAATGTACAACCACAATTTAGTGCAGATTTTGATAAAATAAAATGCTTAGACGTCATTTTAAACCCAGGTCAAACAATTAGTATACCAGCTTATTGGTGGTATAGCATACAATTTGAAAAAGAAACTTGTATTGCTGGTTTTAGATATAGGACATATATGAATAACATAGCAATTATACCGCATATTGCAATGCATGCACTTCAACTACAAAATGTAAAGAGAGAAGTTGTTAAAAAGCATGACATTAAAGAATTAAATTCGCATAAATCCGAAAGTTCTTCTGAAACAAAAGTAAATAATTCTTCTGAAAACAAAAAAACAAGCGAAGAAACTTTACATGCCGAAATATCTGGAATTGAAAGCTCTACAAGTGTAAATAATTCATTATTGTAAAGAGACTTTATAAACAAAAAAATTGAATTAAAAGAATAGAAACATTATAATTTATAAGAAATTGAAAATGGAACTATCCACAGTTTTAAATATAAACCAGGATAAAAAACCTCTCCCAAAAAAACAAAAGAAAAAACCTATTTTAACTATAATAGAAGATGATTATAATCAACCAGACGGCACCACAATATCCACATCTAATATTGATATTGATAATAATAATGACAATACTCCGTTTGTTAAAATAAATGATGATATAAAAATTATAAATGGTGATTGTTTACATATTATGAAAACTATTCCATCTGAAAGTGTTAATTTAATTTTATGTGATTTGCCTTATGGTACAACTAAATGCAAGTGGGATAGTATTATTGATATGGATAAATTGTGGTCCGAATATAAAAGAATTTTAATTAAACCAACGGGAGTTGTAGTATTGTTCGGACAACAACCATTTACTACAAAATTAATATCTGCAAACTATGAATGGTTCAAGTATAACTTAATTTGGAAAAAAAACAAAACAACACAATATTTGTTGGCGAATTATAGACCTATGAAATGTACAGAAGACATTTGTGTATTTTCACCAGGGGGTGCTGCCGCTGCGTCTAGACACAAAGGCAATATGACATACAATCCTCAAAATTTAGTACCCGTTAATATTGTTAAAAAAAATTCAGAAAAGCGTATCGGGAAAATGTTGAATCAAGTACATCATCTAGGTCCAAATAATAAGTTAACTAGTGACACAGAATATAAACAATCATTTACAAATTATCCAACTGAAATGATTGAATTTGATATAGAATATGACACAATACATGAAACTCAAAAACCGGTTAAACTGATTGAATATTTGATTAAAACATATTCAAATGAAAATGATATGGTTTTAGATAACGCTATGGGTTCAGGTACTACTGGAATAGGATGCATTAACACTAACCGAAAATTTATTGGTATTGAACTAGAAAAAAAATATTATGAATTATCAAATGATAGGTTATTACAAGCAATTAAAAAATAAAATTTACACATACATGCGAACCCAGGGCCACTCCCTTTCTTATTTCAAGGGTTAGTTATTTTTTATCTTCATATATCCTAATACTAATAATTAATCGTTATTCCTTACTAAAATGTGTTTATAAATATAAATATATATATTTTATATAATGGAATTGCTAGAGTCCCATTTTAATACTTTGGGAGGAAATTTAATATATGATGAAAATAATGATACATATGAAATGTTTTCAAATAAACCAGGCATTAATAAACATATTAACCTTCTAACATTTACACCTTTGCACATTTAAAACGCCGATTTTAGAGGACAAAAAAATATGCAAAAATATAAAATCAATAGTAGGAATTTCACCTACGATAGTCTAACTTTTTCCTCTTCCTTTTGGGTATTTGAAGATATGAAAGACGAAATTTTACACCTTTTCTCATTTGCGTTATTATTTTATTATTTTATTATTTTATTTAATATATTATGACAAAAATATGTTTTATTACAGCGATTTATGGAGGTTATGAGAGATCTTGTAAAAAATTTGTAAAACAAACAATTGACACAGACTTTATATGTTTTACAGATAATAGTAATATAATTAATAATGGATGGATAATTGATACAACACCATATCATTTAATTAATAAAAGCAAAATAGATAATGATACTTTTACAAATTCACTATGTAATAATAGTCACACTTTTAATATAGCAAAGTATTATAAACAGGCATTTTCAAATATACCCATATTACAAAAATATGACGTTATTGTGTGGTTAGATGGAACAATTGAAATTATATATGATAAAACGAGTGAATATATATTAAATAATATATATATAAAAAAAATAATTGGATGGCATCATGAGGAGCGTTCTGGAATTTTGAGTTACGAAGTAGAAGCCTCTCATTTTTTCAGATATAATAGCACATATTGGAATAATCAATCACAACCATATCAAGATGTAGATAACCAATATAATTGTTATTTAGAAGATGGTTACAACGACTTATTTTTTAAAAATATTAATTCACATACTCCGCATATGGGTGTATGGATTACTTGTTTTGTTGCTTTTCTTCATAAAGATACTGATGTTAATAAATTTTTAGATATGTGGTATTTACAAACTTTAAAATATACAACCCAAGACCAAATAGGGTTTTCTTATGTTTGCCAAAAAACAAATATAATACCATTTACGTTACCTAATAATGAAATATACGGAGATTGTCCTAATACCGAGACAATGTTTTATTTTAAAAAAAACCACGGAGAATAAAATTTGAAATGGGCGTTTTAAATGAGAAAAGGTTTAAAATATCCATATATTTTGGAATCTGGTATAGCATCTGCAGGAACAAATAGTACATATTTATTTAATGAATATGTTAAAAAATACGGTGGATATTTTTGGTCAGTGGATATAAATAAAGAATTAGTAGATAAACATAAAGGTAATATGTGTCCAGCAACACAACTCATATGTGATGATAGTGTTTCATTTTTTAAAGAATGGTCAAATTTGCATGATATTGTTAATGTAATATATTTAGATAGTTATGATTTAGATTTTTATAATCCACAACCATCTGGAAATCATGGATTGTCTGAATATAAATCATTAATGCCTGTAATAAAAAAAAATACATTATTACTGATTGACGACACTCCTATAAATCCTTATTGGTTAGATACAAGAGATACTCTATATAATGATATGTGTGTTTATTATAATAATAATAATAATACATTACCAGGTAAAGGTATGTTTGTATTAAATGAAATTAAAAATGCAAACAAATTAATGCATAACTATCAAGTATTATATAAATTTTATGCTTTTCCATATTAGACCTACCGGAAAGAAAATGAGACAAATTTCTTATAAAAATAAAATTTTTTACGGTGGTGTAAAAGCACTCCGAAAGGCATTATTATATCATATCATATCATATCATATCATATCATATTATATAATACGTATTTTCAAAATACCATTTTCATCTATAATAAAATTTTTTTTTTCTGATTGATTTAAATAATTAATTACCCTAAGCATACCTTCAACATTATCACCAAACACACCAGCAGATCTATTGCAAGGATCGCATAAATAACCGCGAAATGTATTTGTTTCATGACAATGATCAAATACAAGTTTTTTATCAGTACTTTCACATATTCTGCAAGCAGTTCCATCCGGGGCTTTATATTCAATACCTAATTCTTTCGCAAGTTTCTTAGCTTCATTCTTTCCATCGTTTGCTTTCTTCGTACAATCTTTACATTCAGGTCTTCTCAATCTATAACCATCTTTATCAAATGGATCAGATCCACTTGTATTTCCTGCAAAATTTACAAGTGACAAATTTTTATGACATTTACTACAATCTTTAAAATGATTTTTTGCCCATTCATATTCATCTGTAGCAGAACTAAATTTTGATTTCTTGGCTTTCTCCGAAAAAGGGCCCTTATAATGCTGTTCCTCATTAATTGTGAATTGATTCATTATTAATTATATTATATAAATTACTTATTCTTATAATTTAGTTTCAATTTTTTTACATATTGTGTATCTATGTCCACCGATCATCAGAAGCTTGTAGGCTTCCAGACACCAAAAATAACAATTTTAACGAATCGTAAGATTATTTATCCCTAAAGAATAAATCTCATTAGTATATGTGGAATGAGATTTATTTATAAGTTTGATAAAACGGTGTAAGGAGTGGGTCTTAGTGAAGCAAAAGGGTCTGGAAATCCTTCAGATTTCTTATCACCTGAATTCCCCACTATTACACGTTTGCACATTTAGAATAAGTGGTTCAAACTTATATTATATTATAAAGGGTTAAAGCTTTACCAACATTATAATATAATACACCATATGACACACCCGGTGTGCAAAGTTCATATTAATAACCGAGAATACACCGAATGGACTTATATAAATATGACAGATTTAAAAGATATTTCTATTGAGGATTTGAATCCGGCAGAACATAGATTATTTACAAATGACGTTTTCTCTTTTGACACAAAAACAAAACAGCTTAAAATTTTACATTCAAGCATTCGTGTCAGTAAAAATATACCAGGTGTTCTTGTTTTAAAAGGAAATAGAACATATGGGAGATCAGAAAATGGGAAGCTTTTATATAAGTGTATTCCAGATGATAGGCGTTTACCTACGTTTCTTATTCCTTATGAAATGAAAAATGTAGGATTTTCAAAAGTATTCGTAGATCATTATTGCACTTTTAATTTTGTAGAATGGTCTGATAAACATCCTCACGCAGTACTATCTCAAATGATAGGTTCTGTTGAATTATTAGACAATTTTTATGAATATCAACTGTACTGTAAAAGCCTAAATGCATCTATACAAAATTTCACAAAAAAAACCTCAAAAGCTCTGAAGGATCATTCTCATGATGCTTTTATTGAAAATATAAGTAAAAAGTACCCAGAAATTGTTGACAGAACTGACAAAAGTATGTGGAATATTTTTACTATTGACCCACCAAATAGTCTTGATTATGATGACGCATTCAGCATTTGCACGCTTGAAAATGGTATACAGCAGTTAAGTATATACATTTCAAATGTAACAATTTGGATGGATGTGCTCAATCTTTGGGATTCTTTTTCACGAAGAATATCTACTATTTATTTACCAGATAGAAAACGTCCGATGTTGCCTACAATATTATCAGATTGTTTATGTAGTCTTCAATCAAATCATACCCGCATAGCATTTGTAATGGACATCTTCATAGAAGAAGATACTATAAAGGATATAAAATATTCAAACTGTAAAATAAAAGTATATAAAAATTATTGTTATGAGGAAACAGCTCTTTTGGGTGATACTAATTTTAATTCTGTATTAAATTTAACCCAAATAATATCTAAAAAATATAAATACATTAATAATGTAAGAAATAGCCATGAAATGGTTTGTTATTTAATGATCCTAATGAACTATAATGTTGCAAAAGAATTACTTCTTAAAAATAATGGAATTTTTCGCTCTACTATAATGAAACGAGATTACTCTCCTCCAGAAAATATACCAGAAGATGTTAGCAAATTCATGAAGATTTGGAACAGCGCAGCAGGACAATATATAGATGCTAGTTGTTTAGAAGATGGACAAACAATTTCTCACGATTTACTTGATATGGATGCGTATGTTCATATTACGTCTCCAATTAGACGTCTTGTAGATTTGTTGAACATCATTCAATTTCAACAAAATAGTGAAATTATTAATTTATCTGAAAATGCTGTGGCGTTTTATAAAAAATGGATTAATGAATTGGAATACATTAATACAACAATGAGATCAATTCGTAAAATTCAAAATGATTGCAATCTTCTTCATATGTGTACAAACTCCCCCGAAGTTATGGACCGAACATATCATGGTTATGCATTTGATAAAATTATAAGAAATGATGGATTATTTCAGTATGTAGTATATTTGCCCGAATTAAAAATGGCATCTCGTGTAACTTTCAGAGAAAACATAGATAATTTCGCTTTATGTGAATACAAGCTATTTTTATTTCATGATGAAGAAAAATTTAAAAAGAAAATAAGACTTCATCTTGTAAAATAAATTAACTATTTCCACTGATCATCATACGCCTGTAGGTTTCCAGACCCCAAAAATAGCATTTTTAACGTATCGTAAGATTATTTATTTCTAAAAAATAAATCTCATTAGCATATGTGAAATGAGATTTATAAGTTTTCTAAAAAGAAGGTTTTAAGGAGGGGTCTTAGCGAAGCAAAAGGGTCTGGAAATACTTCACATTTCTGATCACCTGGGTTCCCTACTAAAATAAATTATTATACATTTTTACTGTTTTTGAAGAATTGCTACATATATTCCATTCCACCATGTTTGTCTAGCAATATCCATCGGTGTATGATATTCATCCCATGTCATTCTAATTTCTCTATCATAAAGAACTTTTAAATTTAAAGCTTCAATTGCGTTCTTCGTACCATTTCTAACGTCTGCCCAATTCCAATCGTCTACTACATAAATGAACATATTATCCATACAATTCAAATAATGACATAATGCTTTGTAATGACTGCTATTAGAATGTTCTCCATCATACATATAAATATTAAAGGTTGGTAGTTGTGAAATATTTACATTAAAACAGTCATCTTCAATAAAACTTGCTATATTATCACCTTTAAATTTTTTAAAGTTTGATAAAAATTCTTCCTTTGGACCATCAAATTGACTCCAATTATCTATACAAATTACATTTGCTTTATTTCCACACATAGCAGAACACACAGAACTTCCTTTCCACGTTCCTATTTCTAAATATCTTGCATCTGGCATATTCAATAAATTATTATAAAAATGTCTTGTAAGCAATCCTGTCATTCCATCTATATTTTTAATTTCTTCTGTAATTTTTGATTCTTTGTTTATAGCTTTTTCAAAAGAATTTTGAATATGTCTTTTATAAACCTCCATCTTATATAAGTTTTGAAATAGTACTTCCATATTATAGTATATTTTAATTGGAGGTTTTAAGTTTTAATATTAAATAATTATTTTATAATAACGAAAATCAAAAAATATATACACAGATGAACATTTATACAAGCGAAGATTTTAAATGGGACGCTCTGTAGGAGCGTCATTTCAAATCATTACTGGAATCTGACCCTTGAGAAATTAAAATGTCCCATTTTAATTCTTCAAGGGTTTAAAATGGGACAAAAATAAAAACAAGAAACATGTAAATTTAATTATAAATATAATAAAATTGATTAACAAATAATTGCAAATGCTATATAAAAATTATCATGAGAATTATAAAAAAAACAGATCAAAATTTACAATATGCAAAACATATTGTAAATTTACACACAATTTCGTCTAGTTTATTACATTATACCCAATCTATGAAAATAGATGAATTAAGAAAAATAATAATGCAATATGAAATGCTAATTCAATCGCTACTTCAAATAGATACATGTGAAATTTTAGATGTAAAATAGATTCACAATTTCAAATTATATATTAGTAATTTATTACGATATTGTTTTATCAATTACTACTTCTTGTGCAACATTTCTTATTATTTTATTATAATTTTTTTCGTCCTCTTCCTCTGTTGCTCCTCCCATCGCATTTATAATAATATTATGATAGTCCATGTGTTTTTTAGTGTCTATATCTTCCGATTCAGGGTTTTCTTCAACCCAAGCTGATATGTTCTTAACATTTTTGGCGCTAATATGTTTGATTGCTAATTTCAGTTTAGTTTTGTCATCATTATCTTTCTCCCATGCATCCTTGTCTTTAACATATAGTGTTTCTCTCTTCAAATCACTACAATGAATTGGACGTTTACAAACATCAAGTTCTTTTAACCCCCGAATAAATATTTGTGATATACCCTCTGCATAACCAACACGTCCAACCATATCTAAATCAGATAACTTTAATTGTAATTGATTTATAAAGTCCATAATATTAAGAGCATCTTTGCACTTTTCATTAAGGAAAAAATTAAGATTAAAATTGTTATTGTTAGTGGTGTTATTATTTGTTATATATTTTCCTTCTTTAGCAAGCTCCATTATCTTATTATTTTGCTCTATTAGCATTGTCTTAAATTCATTATTTTGTTTCATTAGTTCTTTTATTAGTTCTTCATGATCTAATTTGTCATTCATTTTGTCTATAATTTTGTCATTCATTTTGTCTATAATTTTATCATTCAATTTATCATTAAGTTTATCATTAAGTTTATCATTAAGTTTATCATTTTTCGTGTAGTTTGTTTCACAAACAATCATAGATTGTGTATTCACATTACATTTTTTAGAATGTCTCCATAATCCACTTCGTTCTTTATATACCTTACCACAATTGCAAACAAATCCTTCGGAACTTTTTTCGGAACTTTTTGTTGACAAATGTTGACAATCCGTTGATTTTAGATGTTTAGATGTCAATATATGTCTATCAAATTGACTTTTTCTGCACGTATTATAGTCACATGCCTCACATATGTATTTTTTCGGAACTAACGGAACGTTCGGCGTTGACATTTTGTTGATAAATTATCAACAGAAAAAGTTCCTAAATACTTTTTTCAAAAAAAAATAAAAATTTTATCGTAACAAAATTTTACATGTTTAAAATGGTTTTCAGACCATAATGGTAACAACAGGAAATTTTTAAGGGCATTTTCACTTAAAAAAAGGCACTAGTCAGTTTTTGGACATTTTTTTTGTCCATTTTTGACTTTTGGAAACACTTTTGGACTCGAAAATATGAGTAAAAATCGCCCTTACTGAGAAATTATAAAACCCTAATAGTTTATAAAATTGTTATGAATAACAATAAGAAATTGAATGTATTCAAATATATGACACCATAACAAAAAATTGATTATATATATTATAAAGTAAATATTAATAATTTATCTAATATGCAGAAACGATCTACGCATTTAACTCATAAAAGAAATATTGTAATATTTCAGATTCATACAAAAAATAAATCCCCTATTTGTGTATCTTTGCATCAAAATGCATCACTTTTTGATTTGTATATGAAAATAGAAAATATTTTATATCCTAATTTGTATTCAACTTTTGAAAATAATGGTGAAAAATCTAATAATATATTTTACACCAATTTTATGTTTATAAAAAATGTAAATAAGATACATGGAATTTTTGCTATGTCTCATAAAAATGATATGACTCTAACAATTCCAAAGTCTTCATCTAGTAATGTTATTGATTTTATTGAAAATAACTCTTTATATTTTCTTGATTGCTCCCAAGTTCCTCAATTGCATAATTTATATAAAATTTATGTTATTGATTCAGAATCTTATGATCTGTTTACTAAAGAGAACAATTTTAAAAGATACGCATATATTAATTCATTATTTCAACCTTTTATAAAATATGTGAAATGTTTTGCATAGTTTTTATACATATAAGGATTGATTGGTTGCGACAAATTTTAATGTGAGTCTTGGTACATCTCTGAGTTTACTAAGAAGTGATATATTTCCTATACTTTCTGCTATTTTTTCCATTTCTACTGAAATGTTATTTATTTTCATAATTGCTTTTACAAATTCGCCTAAAAATATACCCTTAGAAATTTCAAGATTTTGTAAAACAATTTTACATTCTTGAACAGAATCGCAATTACACCAATCTAATACAGCGTCTATTAAATCATAATGAATAATGTAATCAACTCCAGTAAATGTATTGTGTTCTGATTCAAAATCCTGATAGTGATTGTATAATATAGTTACTTCTTCAACAAAATTTTTTACTAAACTATCCTTAGAGTTTGGCTTTAATGATTTTTGATCGTCGCATACATTTACATTTGTGAAACAACTAAATATAGATATAATTTGTCTTGAATCTAATTGATCAAACATATTTTTCTCAATTAACTTTGAAAATACAAGACAGTGTACTTCCCTTAAATGGGTTGCCATAAATCCAACTTGGGTTAAATTATTAATACCATCTGTATTTTGAATGAAACCGTCAGTTTCCATTTTTTTGAGAATTGTAATCACATTCTCATTTAAATATGATTCTGTTACCTTGAATTGTTTTCTAGTATTATTGAGTTCAACCATCTTTTCTCTATATTTAATAACACTTTGTTTATCTGCATCTATAAATTTGTAAGTATCTATACTATTCTGAATTTCTTTATCCATATCTTTTCTTTTTTTATTAACAAGTGTTTTTCTAGCTTCTAACAAATTTAAATATTTTTCTACTTCAATTAAAGGAGTTCTTAAGTGTTCTAAACTTTGAGCCATAGAATCAATTTCAGCTTCTAGATTTGACATTTTATAATAAATTGCACCAAGACTAGCATCTATATCATCTTGAATCATAGAACGTTTACAGAATTTCAAGTAATCGTGATCTCCCATACTAATCAAATTTAACAAAAGATTGTATGAAATCTTGAATTTACTTATAAGCGTTTGAGGTTTTCCGTGCATCATAGTTCTGTATTCGGTTAAATCAACATTTTTGAATAAATTTGTTAAGTGAATAACGTGACCAACAGTGTCAATTCCTCGTCTTCCTGCTCTACCAGATGCTTGAACAAATTCATGTGAATGTAACATTCTCATACCAGAACCGTCAAATTTCTTAACGTCTGTAAATATAGCTGTTTTTATAGGCATATTTAATCCAACACTAAATGTTTCTGTTGCAAATAAAAATTTTATGTAGCCTTTTTCAAATAGAATTTCTACAATTTCTCTTAAAATTGGCATAACGCCACTATGATGAATGCCTATACCTTTTTCAAGCAACGAAACCATGGAAATATATTCGGATAACTCTAAATACTCTTGATAATTTGGTAATTTGTTTCTCAAAATTTGTTCACATTCTCTGCGAACAATATATCCGACCTTTGAGTCGTCTTCCAAAAGAGGAACGGTTATTTCTTGTGCTGCAACTTCAATCTGTTTTCTTGATAATATAAAACAAACTGCAGGAAGCATATTATTCTCAACCATATGTTTGCATACTTGATTTAAAACATGAGATCTTTTAACATATATTTGTTTTTGATCAAATAGAGTTAGAACTTTTTTAACTTTGTAATAATTTTGCTCGTTAAATTCACCAGTCGGGCTTTGAATAACATGAAGTTTGTCAATTGTATCCCTAATTTCCTTTTCTAATTCTTTATCTTTTTTAATAGATTTGAATATGCTGTTTGTACATGTAATAAAACTATAATGAGTTAATGGAACATGCCTAAAATTAGATGTGGCTAAATAAACTTGTTTTTGATTTTCTGATTCTGTATTTTGAATATTTCCTCTGGTTTCAATCCATAAAGCAAATTTTTCAGGTTTATCTAACGTTGCAGATAACATTACCATTTGTATGTGACTTGGTAACAAGAGTATAATACTTTCCCACACGTGACCGCGTTCAGAATCATTTATCATGTGAATTTCATCTTGTATAACACATCCTAGTTCATTATCAAAATCCATGTCAAACATTAATAATGAATTTGCGTTTTGCATATTAGGATTGTTTTTTTGTTTTTTTCTATACAACGTATTTTGTAAAATTTCTGCAGTCATAATGAGAACATCTGCTTCAGGATTAATTTTTATATCTCCTGTTAACAATCCAATACTAATGTCTGGGAATTTTTGTGTAAATTCATAATATTTTTGATTTGATAAAGCTTTAATTGGACTTGTATAAATGACTTTCTTTTTTTTACTAGAAAAAAAGTCAATAGCAAATAAGGCTGGCATGGTTTTACCAGAACCAGTTGGTACACAACTAAGTGAATGATGTCCTTCAACGATTGCTTCAATTGCAAATTTTTGAAAAGTACTAAGAGGAAAAGAGTATTTTTCAAAATATTCTGAGTATTTTACTTCTTTGGAAGAAGGATATGTTTCAGAGCAAAATTTTACCATGTTATTATAATAACATCCCATAATATGTTTATATTGTTTGATATAATATTAAAAGAAAAGCATTAGATATTTTATGATAATTGCAAATAAATATAAGCTAATAGAAGAAATTAATAGTGGTGAGTTTGGGATAATTATTAAAGCAGAAAATATAAGGACAAAAGAAAAGGTTGCTATTAAAATGGAACCAATTTTATCGGATGCAAAGATGTTAAAGAGGGAAGCTATGATATATCAATATCTTGGAAAGGCGCCAGGTATTCCGCAAGTTAAATGGTATGGAAGTACAATAGATTATAATTATATGGTTCTCCCTCTATTTAGGGAATCTTTGAGTTTAAAAACTTTATCTATAGCGGATGCGAGTCTGGTTGGACAAAAAATAATAAGCGTACTTAAGTATATACACGTAAAAGGATTAATTCATAGAGATGTAAAACCGGACAATTTTGTTATAAGTCAAGATGAAAATGATATTTATATTATAGATTTCGGGCTGTGTAGAAAATATATAGACGATAATAATGTTCATATAGAAATGAAAACCGGTAAGACAATAGTTGGAACACCAAATTTTATAAGCGTAAACGTGCATAATGGAATAGAACCAAGTAGAAGAGATGACATGATATCGGTTGCTTATATTGTTTTATATCTTACGAATGGAGGACTTCCTTGGAAATCAGCGAGAGAAAATAATACAATTAAGATGCAAAAAATGTGTATATGTGATTGGTCTAAAACACCTGTAAAACTTATAACATATTTAAATTATTGTGCAAAACTAAAATTTGATGAGATCCCTGATTATGAGTTTTTATCTAATTGTTTACAAAACTGAACATTTATTTTTATATTATTTTAACATTTGAAATTCAGATTTATACATAAAATTATGCAAAATAATAAAAATAAATAATATAACAATAAATGGATTATGATTGTGAAAATCCTTCTATTCCTATTGCAAAAATAGTATGTATAGAAGTAGATGGACAACCAGTTGATGAGTTAATAATAGAAAATCAATTCCAAAATATATATACCAAAATATGCATGTTATTTAAATTTATTTACATATTTATAATGTACACCGTGTGCGTTTTTTTTATTGTATTATTGTTATCTTTTTGTTGGGTAAGTTTACCATTTTAAGTAATAATTAAAATTGATTATTATAATTATTACTATAAACAAATAAAATATCAAAATGAATAGTGTAAATAATCCTTTATGTGTAGAAAAAATAACTCTTCTTGTTCCAGTAGCAAATGAAGTTTCAGAGGAAATAAGTATACAAGTTAGGAGCGAGCCTCTGATTGACCCAAAGATAGAAACTAATGAAAGTAAACTATGTGAAAATATTATTAATTTAATATATATTGTATTCAGTTTATTATTGATACTGGCTTTACTTTGTGGATTTATATCGTTTCTAGTTTGGTTGAGTTATCCAAACATATTTGGCGAATCCTTTTGATATTTTTATAATAAAATGTAAAATCATTTCTAATATTATTTTTGTACACAGTACGAAAGTCCTATCCTATTATAGATTAATTGTAAAAATATTTTTTATTTTGGATATAACCTAGCTGGGTGGGTTGAGTTCAAAGATTTATGCATATCTTCGTCTACAGTTGGAATATTAAATCCATAAAAGTGTTTGAAAAACCCCTGTAACCCATCAATAATACTTCCATCTTTAAGACCAAAATATAAATACCGATACATATCATATATAACTTTTTGTTGAAGATTTAGTTTTTCTTCTATTTGATTTGGTATCTGTATTTGCATTTCATTTAGTTTATTTGAAAATTTAACTTGTTGATCTTCTAATTCTTCTATCTCATTTGAAAGAATTGTGTATGATTCGTCTATTTTATTTGATAGATAAACTTTAATTTCCATAATATTTCTCAAAAGTTTTGAAGTTGTTTCTTCATTTTCATTAAACAGTTTTAAATTAATTTCTTCTATATTTGCATTCTGTATTAACAATTGTTTATTTATATAATCTAGATTGTTTTCCAGAGTTGCATTTGTGCATTTGTTTATGTTAGCTAGTTTTTTTTCTAATTGTTGTATATTTTTTTCTAATTGTAATATATTTTTTTTATTAAACTGATCAAAATTTTGTAATTGTGTATTATTTCTTTGTAATTCATTATAAAATCGCGTTTTGAAATTAATATAATCAACAACGATAATTATTAATACGAATAATAATGAGGTGTATGCAACAATTTCATAATTATATATATAAGCGTAATTGTGTAGATCAAAATCTTGTAATACCTGTAGGTCCATTTAATATACAGTTGAACATTTATTATTATTTTGTAGTGTGTTCAATTTTTTTATAGAAATGTAAAATAAAAAAATTGAAACTGTAATTTAATAAAATAATATAATTTGCACTATAATCATAATGGACGGAATTGAATTACCAGAAAGCGTTAAACGTATTGCAAGAACAAGTATTGTATATGCAACATTTGTTGGTTTTTATTTGTTGAATTTATTGTGTGATTTTGTAAAGCATGTTAAGTTTCATAGTTTGAAGTTTTATGAGGCACACTTGAAGAAATGTGATTTTTCATATCGTGGTGTGCGAGTTACAACAGATAGGCCTAGCATTAGACCATATTTTGAGATAATTTGTAAAGCACCTAAGTTTTTGAATTGGTTGGATAAATTTCCTCTGGATAAGTTTGACTTACGTTCTATAAATTTGACCGACGTTGATTTCTTTGGAAAAATAACAAATCCAGAAAAACTTGGGTTTTTGAAATTTAAATGTGATGTATTCACCAAGCTTGGAGAACAACTTGACGGAATTGTGTTTTTGAGAGGTGAAACTGGAGCGGTTCTTATTATAGTTAAGGATGAGAAGGGTGATGAGTTTGTTCTTTTAACAGAACAACCAAGAATTCCTACAGGTTGTTTTAAAGAGGAAATAATTTCTGGTATGTTTGATGCTGATACGAGTAGTGCAGTATTTAGTGATGTTTTGAGGCGGGAAATTAATGAAGAAACAGGCATGATTTTGGATTTTAGTGAAGATAATTACATTCGTCTTGGAGAATATGCTCTTTCAAGCGGGGGTAGTGACGAAATTGTGCATCTTGCTGTTTGGAAAACTGAGGTAGAGTCACATACAATTGAAGAAATGAAGAATAGACAATATGGAGAGAAAGGTTCAAATGAAAAGATTCGTTTGAAATTTTATCCTGTAGATATTTTTGAGAAAGAGCTTATCCGGATTGCTGATGCAAAGACTTCGTTGGTATGGTTTCTTTACAAGGGAATTTAAAAATGTGCAAGGGTGTATTAAATAATTTATATTAAAATTTTATAAAGTTTTCATTCTTGTATAATTTCTTTTTTTATTAATTTTACGTTTCTTTTTTGTTTTATTTTTATGTTTATGTTTATTCTTTTTATTAGAAATTTTGCATTTATTAACGCGTTTATGTCTTCTGCTTTTAGAACCTCCTGGAAAAGGATATTTTTTTTGAAGATTTTTAAGTCTGCGTTTTTCATCTTCTTCCAAAGGGATTGTTTTAGTTGGATTAAGACTTTTTGCAAGTAAATTTCTTTTTTCAGTAACTTCTTTAAAGGATTTTCTGAAATCTTTTGATGCTATGTCTTGTTCTTTCATTCCTTTTGCTTCTTTTGTTATTAACTCTCTTTCTGCTGTTTTTTCAGTTTTTAGTTTTTCTTTTTCTTTTGAAATTTCAGCATTTTTTTTCGCTTTTTCTTCAAGTTTTGCAATTTCAATTGGATCTACGATAGTTTTTTTCTTTATTTCAGATAAAATTCTAGGAGTTTCATAATCATCCCAATCATTATAGTTAGCATTTTTATATGGTTCATCTATGGATAAAATTTCCAAAGGAGGTTTTATCATTTTATACTCATCTTCAAAATAAGTTCCTTTTATTGTTGGTGTTTTAATTTCAACGTCAAATTCCTCTTTTGTTTGTTTATCAATTAAGTTCTTTTTTTCTGTAATTTTTTTATATTGAAGTGATTTTAAATATTTAATTCTATCTTCTTGAATAATTGGGAGTTCTCTTGTTACATATACTATTTTTCCTCTAAGTTTATCTTTTCTAGTATTTGCATTTGAATCATCGTTTGAGCCTCTTGATACTAGAAGACTTCTTGTTGGTTTTTGGTTTGCAGATGTAAACATATAACCAACTATAGATTGTTGGTTAATTCCAGAATCTCCATTTAATAAAATATATATAGAACGAAACCCTGAAGGGCGATCTCCTTGCAAACCAAGTCTTAATGCATTTCCTTGGTTATCATATGGAATAATTTTGTCTTGTTCACTTGTGCTTCTAAAGATAGGCTTAATATTATTTTCAGAAATGAAAGATTTAGTTTTTTCTGGTAATTCATCAATTGAGTTTACATATCCCCCCCATTGAATACAAGCTAGACATTCTTGAAGAAAATCACCAAAGGTTTTAATTGCAGTCGCACTTAAAAGTTTATTAAAGTTTTCTGGACTATATCGTAATATTCCATTTTCAAAACGATAAATTTGCATATTAGACCACATTCTATCAATTTTTTCTTTCAAAAATTCAGATCTAGATTCAGGATTATTCATATCAATACCTGATTCTTCTGATGCAATATCTTCTTCAGTTGTTAAAAAATATGTGTCTGTATATATTTGTTTAATTTTATCAATAATACATTTATAAACAACGCTGGCTTTTAAATCGTGAGATTCTGCGACTTGAATACCAATTGTTGAAATATTTGCAACATCTTTCACCTGATTTTCAGCGTCAATACATATTAAATCAAAATCAATTTTAGCATTTAGTTGATCAATAACGCCGACCGTTTCGGTATAGTTTAATACAGATCCTCCGAATGATATTACTCTATCTGGTTCTCCAGTTTCAGGATTACGTTTTTCGCTCTCATATTTTAGTTCAAAATTCATAGTACCAACTTCCTTTGGTTCAGTTGCTTTATATTTGAGAGAACAGTTAAACATGGCGTCCATCATTGATACTGTTGGACAGAATGTCCCTCTAGCTAAATTGCGATATAAACCAAATAATGGTTGACACTGGTCAAACCAAATATTGCAATTTTCACTCCATTCTTTCAACCATTTATTTCCCTTTAATAATTCTTCGTTATTTAATTTAACTATTTTTTCTATTAGATATTTCTTGTTTTCACAGGGAATTAGTTTTGTATTTTTTAAAATTTTAATGTCAACTTGAATTTTAAGTAATTCATTATAGTCACTTATTTTTATCCTATTTTGCCTTTTTAATTTTCTTAACTCGGCCTCTCTTATTTCTAAAGGATTTATTTCTTCAAGAATGCTATTATATTCCTGATTTATTTTTTCTAATTCTTTAGGATAATCGGAAATTGTTTTAACTTCGTCAACAATTTGTTGCACAGCTTCTTTGTCTTTTTTTGTATACAATAATTTTGCTCCATTTATATTTGCTCCTATATTTGCTGCATTATTTATTACAAATTTAAATGCAGGTGACGGTATATTAAATTGAGAATCAGATCTATGCATTAATGTTTGATTGTATGTTAATAATTCATATAAAGTGTAAATTGTTATAAAATCTGATCCAAATGGTATATTAATTGGCGGTATTCTACTTGCCTGTAAATTTTGGATTGTGTAAATATTATTTTGATACATTTTTTTCAAATTTTTAAAAAGAACTGGCGCACTTGGAGCTATTCCAGGGTTAATTATTTCAGATTCCGGAAAAGAAGTTTTTTTATTAATAGAATCAGACATTAACACCTCATTGTTGGTGTTTAATTCATACTCATTATCATCATTAATATTTTGATCTGGCAATATGTGAGGTTTTTTAATTTCAACCATCTCAATTTCACCAGACCCTCCAATTATTTCTTCATTTTCAATTTCATCTTCTTCGTCTATATATTCATTTGTTTCATCATCTGAACTAATATTTTCTAAAGTTGAAAAAATACTATCTATTTCTTGACCAATTGAACCATTTATATTCGGATTATTTAAAGCGTCTTCGTTAATTTTAGCAGGAGGGTTTGATGTTTTTTGTCCTTTATTTATGAAATAACTGTTATAAAATACGTCTAAATAATTTTTTAATTGGTCATCTATTTTAGCTCCAAATGTAAGTGTTTTTGCAGGAGAAATTTCCATTAGTAAATTTTTTAATATGAGAATTTGCATAATTAATAATTCGTTGTTGAAATTTCCATTTTTCCAAGGATTGTTAGGATATAACTCAATTAATTTATCATAGCTAATTAAATCCATTTCTTTGTAGCCAAATTTATAAATAGTACCATCAGATTTTGAATAACCGTCAATTCCTGAAAATATTTTGTCCCATAATCCTAATTTTATAAAAATTCCTCTTGCAATTGTTGTTAATAGATTATTATGTGTTATGAATATAGATTCTGTACCTAAATATATTTTTTTCTCTGGTCTGGCATAATAAGCATCAACCCCTTCTGGATATCCTCTAATTTCAACGGGTCCAGTCTTTTCTAAAACTATGTATGGTGGTTGTGGCTGTAATTCTTCTTCGTCTTCTTCATCAATACCGTCGCCCCCAGATTGTTTTTGTAAAACTTCATTAAATTCCTCCGTGCTATTGCAATTCAAAAATAACATATAGAAAATAATGAATTGTTGTAAGGTAACTGATGAATTAAGAATTGTTAATGGATCTAAATTAAGATCAGCGTTATTTTTATTAAAAACAGTATTAAATGCTAGTCTTAAAATTGAGAATATATCACTTAAAAAAATGAGTTCAATTGTTTTGTCACTATTTTTTAAACTATATTTTTTAAAATCTGATGCTATACAATCAATAGAACACAATATAGAATTGTACATAACAAGGTTGCGAAATTTATCACTATTAATATCCATTTCTGGCTTGTATAAGTAAGTAAATTCAGGAGACTCTTTTCCGCAATTTGATCCTAAATAACTAACTATAAATGTATTTAACCCAGAATGAAATCCCAAAAAATCGGCGTTATTTGAAAATTCGTTTAATAAAGAATTATATAGTTCTTTTGAATTAAGTGTAGAATTTAGTGGATATATTAAAGATTCGTTGTAACTTATAACCCCAGATGCATTTGATAGTTGTGCGTTGCTTATTTCAATATTTGGTTTTAGTTTAAATTTATTTAAGTTTATATCATCTTCATCTTCATAATATTGATTGGTTTTTTCGCTATCATTATCGTTTTCATTATTATTTTCGTTTATTTGAAAAGGTTTAATTTTAATTGCATGTGGATCTTTTCCTCCATGTTGGATTGGTACTTCTAATTTATTTTCATTAAAATATTCTAAATATGACAAAGGTTTTGAATAAGGATCTGAAGGGACATCTTCAAATTTTGAGTCGTCGTACAATTCAGGTTCTCCGTGCGTGCTACTTTCATATGCAAATATTTTAAAGGTTGGGTTATTAATTCCTATTTTAAGACTTTGTAATAGCCCGTAAGAGTCTCCTTTAATAACTCGTTTATGCATGCTGCTCAAATTATAATCGTGAACAAAGTCATGCAAGAAGTTACTTAAACATAATAGAATCATATCCTCTTCCCGTTTGAAAGGAACTACAAGTTTTTTAATTTCATTTTTACCAAAGTTTTGTTCAGATTTTAATTTTACATTTAAAATACTTTGAGAGCGAGAGATGCTATTTTCTACTAAATTAGATATTGATGTCATATTATTCTTTATATTATTCCTATAAAATTATAATAAAAATGGAATGTAATTACTTTTATTGCGGTTTGTTTCACGTTTTATTTATAAAACCATTTAAAGAAATGACACAGTATTATAGTATAATGTCAGGCGATGATAGTATTGGAACATCCCCACTTGTTACATCCTCCGACCGTCTAATTGGACGAGTCAAGTGGTTTAATAACAAGGCTGGTTATGGATTTATTACTGTAACAGATGGTTCTCGTTCAGGTTCGGATGTATTTGTTCATCACAGCGGTGTTGTTGTGAGTAGTGAACAATATAGATATTTGGTGCAAGGTGAGTATGTTAGTTTCAATTTGGTGCACACACCAGGTGCTGCACACGAATATCAGGCTGGAGAAGTGAGTGGTATTAATGGAGGAAAGTTGATGTGTGAGACTCGTCGTGAATTCAGGCAAACTCGTGTATCTTACAATAAGACTACCGAGGATGTTGATGATAGTCAAGCTCAGGTAAGACAACCTAAGTCAACCAGACCTCCTCGCGCTGAAGGCTCTGCACCTCGCGCTCGTGGTTCTGGTCCTCGCGAGGGAAGTGAGTGGACTATGGTTTCTGAGGGAAAGGCCAATAAGGTTTCCTCTGCTAAGCCCGCAGGCGGACGAGGTCGCGGACGACCTCCTCGCGCACCAGTTAAGAAGGTAGATTAAAATAACAAATACTTGAAAAATTTTATTTATTATAAATTTTTGAAATAAATAAAATTAAAATACTTTATTATAATATAATGGATAGTTCTAGTAGTTCTCCAAGTTTTGATAGCGCGAGTTATTCTGAAGAATATGGAGATAGAAATATTACAACAGATGTAGCAAGATTAGGTGGTAAAAAAAATCGTAGTAGACGCGCTGGTCAGCGAATTAGATCAAGATCTGGTGGAAAAAAAAATAAAAAAAACAGACAAACAGAAAAGAATAAAAAAAATAAAAAGAGTAGAAAAACAAATAAAAAATGATATTAATTATAAAAATATAAAACACATTTAAACCCTTGAAGAATTAAAATGGGACATTTTAAATCTTCGCTGGTATAAATCTTCATCGGTGTAAAATGGGACAAAAAATTTGAGTTTGTATTATTTTTATGCAAATAAAACCTTAGAATGTATAGACTTTAATTTTAGACTCCATCCGCTCCATGGAGGACAACATAACCAAATT